ATGGAATTAATGAAAGACAAACCCCAAATAGCAATAGTTTCTCTGGACTTACCTAGCAGAACACAAGAAAGAGACGTAAGCTGGAAATGTTCATTCTTAATTAACAACCCCAAATCGGATGGATATCTAATACAAAAAGTCACTATTACAACAAGAGAGTTTTCACTGGCAGATGAAGTCTTTGTAGAAAAAACCCCCAACCAAACTGTAACCTACTGGGAATCATGGAAAATCTCCAAGGGGATCAATTCTGCAGGAAACTATAGAGACACAGGCTCTTTTCTAAGCCGAGACTTTAATGACATTTACCACTTTCCATCGGCACCACCTCAAACTCGAAAAATAGAATATGTTATTGGTCACCTTGAATTTTATACAGGAAATCTAACTGAAGACTTCAAGTCAGGAAACGATCAAACGTTCGCCGGCCCAATACCATCCACAACCACCAAGCCTGATGACTGGCCCGAAACACGCGGCCCATTTCACAACATGTATGTATGCCACCTTGAAAACGACGAAACAATTGTCGCCACATACGCCGGAGAACTAAAGCTCTTTCACTTCAACAACCTCAACGAAATGAAAGCAATCTCGGGATTACAACAAAAAGATATAATAAACTACTTCAAGACTTCAAACGGAGACATTAAAAAACTAAAAACAGATGACTAGCCAGCCACTAAAAAACCAGAACAAACCACGATTTTGAATTCATCTGAATCCCATAATCGTGACCTGTCCCCCGTTTCCCCTGCCACCTATCCGCTTTCCGAAAGATCAACAGCGGCGTGCATCAGATCGACACCCGCCCCGATCAACGACGCTGATTAGCCAGGATTGCATCACTTGGCTTTTGCGCTCTTGATGTCACTGATGATTTTCTGAGAAATAGCCTGAACCTGCTCTTGGGTCATAGCCGACATGACACCTTCCCAGGCAGAAGACGACGTGTCATACGTCCGAGTTCCAATCAGGCGGCCTGATTTCAGGTCCGAGTAATCTGCACTGGAGTTGACCCACGCATTCCCCACCATAACCCCTGCTCCGTAGCGAGCGCCTGGGGTCAGGTAACGGAAATTGGTCACGTTGATCTTGATACCAACACCGTCCTTGCCGTCGAGGCTTGATGCCTGAGCTTCTGTAAGGCTGTAGCCGGCGCGAGTTGCTTCGACCTGAAGGGCGTCATTCCACTCCCGCTTCAAGCGAGGCCAGTCCTCGTTTTGTTGAACCTTGCTATTTCCTTCAAAGTTAACGACCAGATTCTGCTTGGCTGACTCCTGAATGACGAGCGTTTCAGTTCCGCCGCTTTTTACAGAGGCAGCGCATCCGCTCAACATCAAAACAGCAACAGCACAGGACAGCGCAATCGAAAGCTTGGATGTGTTCATTGAATTTCCATATCCACAAAATCGGTTGAGAGAGGGCGTTGAATATCCCCGCCGAGCCAGCTGGGCGCACACGCTGGACGCGCAGAATTTAGCACCATTACTTCGCTACTACGAGCCGGGGTGGGAGTCAGAACGACTGGGACAGGCCACGATATTGCGTACATTAATTTAGCGATCTCAAAAATCGCGGCATGCCCCTTCTCCCCGCCCCGAATCAGCCCTTACACAGATGCCTATGGGCAGGTAATAGCTTTTCGAGACTGCTTTTTGGTCCACAAAAGACGACCGTTGATTCTTCCATCAGTCCATGACTCGGTAACCAGAGCGCAATGGCCGCTCAGGTTCTCAACAAACGTCCTTGGATAACCTTCAGGCTCTTCTCCACCCAGACGCATCCAATTTGGATCTGGCGAGCTCACTGATTGATAAGGCATGCAGGCTACCAGTGCGGCCAGCGAGAGAGCCAAAACTACCTTTTTCATTTAAGTCCCAATCAATTGACGAGTGTCCGGGCAAAACGCGGAGTATAGATTGACTGGATGCTTTCCCAGCGCGAGCTACGACGGGGACTTGCTGTAAGTGCCACTATGGAACCCACCTCAATCGGCGGAAACCAGAAAGCTGGGGACAGACCGCGATTTGAGTTAACGTGTAATCGGACCGCCTCATAATCGTGGTCTGCCTGTGTTGTCCTTACATCCGCAGCCCACAAGCCCATTGTCGCGAATGACGATGAGGAGACGGGGACAGACTCCGATTTGAACTCATGATCACTTTCTAACCCACTGTAACGCCAGCCCAGCGATGCTCGCTCCCTTCGGGTCCGGCTCGTGAAGAAGGCACGGAAACGGCGGCAAGGGTTTAAATTGGACCAGGCCATATCCAAGCGTGCCTGCACCATCTCATTCTTCGCCTGAACGATCTGCCCTGCCAAACTTAGCGCCCTCCTTTTGAACTCCTTGTGAAGCGCCTGCTCCTCGGTCTCGTTTCCCAGTGGCTTAACCTGCATCTCGGAAAATGTGAAAAGCGTTTTGTCGCTAAGTACACAAAACGTGTCGCGACATTTTTGTATTTCACCCTGAAAGACAAAATCGACCGAAATGAACGCACGTTCGTCCATGTCTATGTAGTACAGCGGCTCACCCCGGAGGTTTCGAACTTTTCCGTCCTGGTGAATCCGGCCCAAGGGCGCCCCGTCGCTGCCATTGCCTTTGAAGACCAGGTAACGGCCGTTCGTGTAGTTGTACGGCATTAACGGTCCTCATTTCGAATAGACATCGGAACACATGCTGCTCGTCGAGCTGCTGACGCGAGCTCTAAAGATAATTATCTTCTGGTGTGACGCTTCGTGTTTATCACTTGAAAAGTACATTGCACCGTGCACACCACCCTTCAGCTGCGCTCCGGTTCATTGGAAAACGAAGGAGAGGATGACTTGTATCGGCAACCGTCAAAACCAGTGAGAATTTTATGAATTTACGCCGAATCTCGTCGGCTGGAACGCTCATGCCCGCCCCATCGACTATTTGAAGAACCCCGCCCGACACCCTGCTGTCAATCCGTTGCCACTCACACTGCCAGCCTGTTACCCACGTGAAGTCTCGAATTTGATAGTCGCCGGTGGTGCTTTGGCATTGAGCGAGCTTCTTGTTGGAGTGGTCAAAGACAAGAAAATTGGGGCTTGGATAGCCGAGCAGTTGAGTATCGTCAAGGCTCAGACCTTCCTTTAGGTTGATGGAGGCTACAAGTGCTTTTGCTCGTCTCTTGCGCCGTATCAAGTACCATATGGCGAGGCAAAAAATAGAAACAGAAGCCAGGAAAAGCTGACGTCCTTCGACTGTAAGCTTATCGGGCGAAAACTCTATCATGCCCCACAAGAGTCCTATCGTCGCAAGCCCCGACAACCATGCGGCGGGGATCACTATACTGTTGGCGAGGCTAGCTCCGAGCGTCCTCACACAGCTTTTCATAATTGGTCCAATATCATTTATGGAAGAACTCGTAGGTTATCACTCACAGAGCGCTAACTTATAGGACCTAGCCCGCAATGCGCGGGTACATGCCTTGAACAGGGCTTCGTTTGCTTCGTTGCACGGGGACCTCACCGTTGGCCGGCTAACCTCTTCCGTCTTCCAGAGCCATCATCGACGTAGCAAATACGTCCAGAAACGCGGCTAGCTCGGAAAGACGAAAGACTGGGGACAAACCACGATTTTGAGTTCACTTGTAATTGGACCGCCTCATAATCGTAGTCTGTCCCCGTTCTCCTCTTATGAAACGGGCGGCTTACTTATAAGTCGCCCGTCTTCATTATTCCGCCGCCTGCGCCCGCAATCGTCTTCCAATCACATCCATGACATCACAACCATCGCGTAGCGATGTGGTCAGCAATTTACAAAAATCAGTCAGCACCACCGTGTCTGAGCTGATGTCCGAGCGAAACGCGATATTTTCCAAGACTTGGGTCACCGTGCGGATACGGTAATCGGCGGTTTCGAAAAGGACGTCTAGAGGCGCCTCGGTGTCGATGAGCAGGGTTGCGGGGATGCAGTCGATGCCGGTGATGGGCATGTATCGGGTCATGAGTAGTACCTTCATTCAATTGATAAGGACTACCACTCAAACGTCGCCAAACGAATGGGGTGGCAGCTGTGCTCGGGTTGGCGAACCGGGAATGAAAGCGAACCGGCAGACTCGAAAGTCTCCCGCGCACAGCTGCCATAAAGCAGTCTGCAACTGCAAAAAAGCCCCGCAGTGTAGCAGGAGCTTCTGCGCTTCATTCAATCGAGTCGCCAAACCCGAATCGCCATCTGGGCGACAGAGAGACAATAAGTTGCATATCCAGATGCTGCAATGCACTGATTTCCGAGGTTTGTGTAGGAATTTGCGTTATGCCTCTCGCAGCGCGAGTTTGAGCCCTCAAAAGCCGTAGCTAAAGGACGCAGGGAAAAGGGGACGGAAAAGGGAACAGCTTTTTCCGAACCAGCCAAAACCACAGCTTTCAGCGCGGAGAAATATATCCCCTTTTCTTGGGAGCACTGTTACGCCCTATTCCACCGGGTTACCAAGCCCGATCGCCGATTGTGCAGCGACGTTCGGAGTCGTAACGCGACAGAAAATCTCCGGCGATAGGCTTCGGGTCAGAATAGTGCTTTTGGGGATATTTTCAGAATTTTCCTACGCCGCCGGACCTACGTGGGGACTCTTGAATGCGACAGAAGGCCGAGGCAGGCCAAGATCCCGGACAGCTGTACAGTTCCTCCAGCTGTCCGGGTATCCAGCATGGACGAAAAGCCAGTATTCGAGTAGACCTGACAAGTAGTAGCGTTAAGCCTCTATGGGCCCAGTCGGGTAAACGCGCAACGGAGCTAGCAAATGGAATTTGTAGAACGCTTGAACGCAATGTCGGCGAAGGTGAACCAATTAGCTTCAACGATCCAAACCGAGGAAGCAACAAAGACCGCGTTTGTAATGCCATTCATTCATACAGTGCTCGGCTATGATGTCTTCGATCCATCTGAAGTCGTGCCCGAATACGTATGTGACATTGGTACAAAAAAAGGCGAGAAAATTGATTACGCAATTTTAAAAAACGGACAAATTCAGATTCTTATTGAAACCAAAAAAATCGGCGAACCGTTAAATATAAATCACGCTAGTCAGCTATTTAGATATTTCCATGTCACGACAGCCAGAATTTCAATCTTAACGAACGGCAGACTCTATAGATTTTTCACCGACTTAGATGCGCCCAACAAAATGGATGAAAAACCATTTTTGGAAATAGATCTTTTAGACATTGATGAACACGTGATTCCCGAGCTGCAAAAGCTCACAAAATCAGCGTTCGACGTTGAATCCATAATCAACGCCGCAGGTGAATTAAAATACGTAGGCCAGATAAAAAGGGAAATGGCCTCACAGTTCACACAGCCCGATGACGACTTTGTGCGCTTCTTTGCCTCTCGAATCTACGAAGGGGTAATTACTCAAAAAGTAAGAGAGCAGTTCGCGCTTCTTACCAAAAAAGCCGCAGCTCAGTTCCTAAACGATCAGATTAACGATCGTTTGAAGTCTGCTATCAGCGGCGTTCCGCTACCTACCCCGGCTGAACTGGTTGTATCCGAAAGCCAACCAGGAACAAGTGACACGCCCGAGGATAGAGTCCTCACTACGATGGAAGAGCTAGAGGGCTTCCATATCATAAAGGCGATAGTGCGCACAGTAATAGACGCAAAGCGGATCGCACACCGAGATACTCAGAGTTATTTTGGAATTTTATTAGACGACAACAATCGAAAACCAATAGCAAGACTCCATTTCAACAGAACTCAAAAGTATCTAGGTGTTTTTGATAAAGACAAGAATGAAACTCGACATCCTATCAATTCGCTCGATGAAATCTATGAGTTCTCGGACTCTTTAAAAGAGACAATCACCTTTTATCAAGGGCAGGCTTAAAAAACTCTAGCCCGACGGAGCGGGCCTAGGCCACGCTAATGAGTTCATTACTTGACCGCTTCATAATCGTGGCCTGTCCCGTTTTTCCCTTTTATTCGCCACAACGAGAAAGCCCCAATCAAAATCAGGGCTTTCTCGTTTCTGCTAAACGCAAAACCCGCTCGACGGCGGGCTGTGCTTATCAGTTTTTGCAGACCACCTGCGGAGGCGCAGCATGCGTCAGCTTTTGGGGAATCACAATCGAAGTGCCAGGCAAAGTGGTAAGTTCGAGAACCGCCAACATGCAAATTAGCGCTGGCTCACCATCTTTGCTTGGTCTGCCATCCACCCCTACCACCGCTTCGTAGTCTTTCCCTGGTTCCAGCTTGTAAACGAGCGCCTGGCCACCACAGGTCCGGTAAGAGCTGCCGTTGCCCGCAATGGTCGCGCCCCGGGTTGCAATTTGGAATGGCAGATCCGTCCTGACGCGATACTCGGTTACGACCTCTTTGTAAGACCCTTCCCCCATCCGAATTGCAGGGATGTACTGGATAAGACTGGGCCAAACTCTTTTCGGTACGCCAACGCTCGCCGACTTCAGGGGATACTGCGGATAGTTGATGTTCGCTGTCTCGTCCCCCCCAAAACGTCCGGCTTCAGCCATCTTATGCCGGGTAGCAGGAGCACAACTGCCGACGATGCTATCTCCGTACACATCAGAGTTCGTGATAACGCGAACACGCGCCACTCCCTCTGATTGAGCAGGCTCTTCGTATGGAACTGAAGGTATTCCAGAGCAACCAGCAAGTGCTATGGAAAGAAAAGTTACGGAAGTGACAACCCGCATGACCATGTCCTTATGTACGCCAACAAAAAAGGGCCCACCTTTCGGTGAGCCCTTCTAGACCGCCCAGCAGAGCGGATTTTGTTTGGTAGGCGCGATTGGACTCGAACCAACGACCCCCACCATGTCAAGGTGACCGTGACGCAATCATAACACTTTGAAAAATAAAGGAAAATCTATCTATATCGCGTGAGACAAAACCGCCTAATCACCCTATAAGAATCAATAACTTAGCGTTGGATATTCCTACAGTGGTTCCTCCCTCCTCCGGCGTCCTGCCGACAGAACACAATCCCTATTTATTCAGTTCTCGCACATACGCCTGGCACGCCTGCAGCGCGATCAGCCCCCGGTCGCCGGCGTCGGTGATGGCGATAATTCTTTGAGCATGCGCTGGGTCAAGTTGGGCTCGACGGGCTCCATGAACCACGCCGACGGCACCGGGGGTGGCAGGCACTGCGCAGCCACTGGCTGAATCCTCGGTAAGGATGACTGACAGCCGCAGATCAGCAGTGGCAAGGCGATCGCGAAGGCGAGCCTGTTTTTTCTCTTCATTGGTCAGTACCTGGTGGTGGATTTGTTCACTGGCCGACAACCGCTGCTCCAGGACCAAGCGCTTATCCTGCTCTGCCCTGGCCTGGGTAGCGGCCGCTTTGCTGATCGCAGCCAAGTCGGCCTGGTGCAGGCCGGCCTGCTCTGCCAACTTCATGCCATAGCGCCAGCCCTGGACTTTCCATGTCGCGCCCACGGCCAGCACCATCAGCACCAGCACACCGACTGCCCAGGCCTTGAGCCCGACGGGATTCATGGAACGTCCTTGAAGAAGATGTGGTTGCCCAGGCGCAGGGTCTGCGTTGCATCCTTGGCCCAGGCTGGCGGCTTCGGCATGGTGGTGGCGTAGTAGTGGGTGGCGCCCCGGGTAATGTCAGGCTCTTGGCCGGAGATCACCAGATCCGCCGCCCGCTGGGCCTGGGCGAACTGCTTCGACGGGATCGGCTTGGCGCCGCTCAGGTAGGGATAGTTCGGGTCGTTCTTGTTCCAGCAGCTGAACTGCCAGGGCTTCAGGCAAACGCCGGCATAGCCCTCACCCCACCACGAGCGGTCCTTGCCGTCGAACACACGATTGCGAATGGTCCAGGCCACGGCGATCTGCCCGGCCAGCCCTTCACCGCGGGCCTCTCCGTACAATGTCCGCGCCAAAATATCGCGGTCTCTTTCGGTCGCGTTCATAACTTTTCTCCAGGCAAAAAAAATCCCGCTCGATGGCGGGTTGCGGTGGTCGGCTCGTGTCAGATGGCTTCGGATCTGAGGAGCATCGGTGACGCGATGATTTGAGGAATGGGCGGCTCAGCCGGCCAGACTGGCGACTCGAACCACCCGGGCTGCGTGGTCACCTTGCCCAGGGCGTACTTGTAGATCTTCCAGGCTTTGAGAGGCGCGGCCAGGGCGGCCTGCTCTGCCTCCTCCTCAGGAGTCGCCTCGCCAATCTCGATGCCATAGCCCAGGGTGTCGATGCGGTCCTGAATGCGGGAGATTTGCGTGGCGGCACGAGCATTTCGCTCGGCGAGCTCGGACTTCATCGTGGCCAACTGAGCAGCAAGGATTGCAGCAGCTTTCATTTCCTTAGTGATCAGCCTGGTCCAATCGATGACGCCATCGATGATCGGAGTGGCTGGATCAGGTTGAGGCGGAACGTAGTCCGCCTGTTCTGGCCCAGGGAAAACCACCACACCGTCGGGCACATTCAGCAGTGGCGATGGAAAGGCCTGCGCCTGGCTGTAGTTGCTGGGGTTGGGAAACAGCAGCGTGAGAATCAGTTCACCGTTCACCCGTTCGACGTTGCCTGGCAACCACTGGGAATGAATGGCCTCGTAGGGCAGGGTGTCGCCTTCCCCAATCAGCGAAAGGTCGAACCGCACGGAGTTCAGCGTCAGGACGTCGCCCGACTTAACTGCAATCAGGGTGTCATCACGGCGCTGAGGGCTGAGAATAATTTTCATGCAAACCACCTCCCCACCGCTATGGCAGAAATGTAAGTTGAGGTTCCGCTCGCCCTGGTGAAGTAATCCCAGCCTCGCAGCGAACAACCGGAAGTTGAAGCAGCAGCACTCACCCCGCCCCAGCTGGCAGCACTACCCCACTTGAAGGCTCCGCATGTAACGACCGGTGCCGCGATAAAAGCCATGGGAAACACCCAGGAGCGCGATCCCTGGAAGACTGGACCATACGCGTCGCTGATGCTCTGGTCGGTCACAGTGATAGACAGCGTGCAAATCATCGTCCCGTCGGCAAACTTCACATAGGAACCGTTTGGATTGCTCCCAGCCTCAATGACGGCCCCCGTCGGCACGCCGCCCACCTGCGAGACTGGGCCGAGGAGGTTCCCGGTGTCATAGACCTTGCGCCATGGCGCCCAGGTGCTGATGTCGGTTTTCAGCCGAAAGCCCAACGCACCTTGCGCCCCCCACCCCATGACGAGCTGAGATTCAACGTTGCTCGATCTGCGCAGGTGGAAACCCATCGGATAGGACCCCAGCAGCGGCTGGTTATGCCCCGGCGGGGCTGCAAGGGTCGAAGTAAACATCTGGTTGGCTGTGAAGAACGAGTCCATGCTGTTGGCGCCATCGTAACCTGAGCCGGTTGAACCGAGCCCAAAGTCCGCCACCTTTAGCAATCGGCCGGCCGTGGTGTCATATGCAGTGGTCGTCTTGACCAGGCCCAGGGCAGCTTGGGCTTCCGCCTGAGTAGTGCCACCGGTGCCGCCCTTTGTGATCGGCAAAACTTCGTAGTTGCCTGTCGTGCCCAATGCGGCCAGCTTGGCGCCGTAGGTGTTGACTATGGCCCGCAGTGCATCAGCCGAATCCTTCACGTAGCCCTGCATTGGCGCCAGCGCGTAGCTGCCACCAGATGCAGTGGAGCCGATGTACGGGGGGTCGATGGAAATCGCAGTGTTGCTCGCCACGTTGGTGACTTCATACCATCGTCCATCTGGCCCACGAAACGCATCACCGACACGGGCATTCACGATGAATGCTGTGCCGGTGCCTGTTACTGCATTGGAATTCAGGGTGACGGAAACCGTCCCCGATTTGTACCAGGGCATGGGAAGTTTTCCTTTAGAGTTTTGCGAATACGGCAGGAAGGAAGAAAGCGAATGGATTGCCAGAGCCAACTGTCAGTGCGTAGAGATTCCCGCCAGAGAAATCCCACCAACAATATAGAGCCCTATTAAATGGGGCATCGTTGAGCATCGGCATGCTGAATGTATTTATCAGCATGTACTCACCAGCCGGAAAGTTGAAATTCACTCGGTAATAGTTTCGGGGCTGGCCTTGGCCGGCGGTATCTGTTTTTACGTACGTCCAGTTCTGGAACGAGCGCGTAAACCTCGCATAGGGTGTATCGCTGTCGAATAACAGTTTTGAGTTGCCATCCCAAATCCGCATTCCGTAATCGGCGAGCGATGTTGCGGCGAATCCGCACGCAAAATAGGAGCCATTGGGCTGCAAAGTATTCTCGTCATAAGCGCGAACATAGAAGCCCGTCCAAGCACCTGGCGACCCTATGACGCGCATCAGACACAGCCCGGCAATGCCGGTACTCCCGGCTGGCCGGATAAAAACGAGCGGGGGCTCCTGGCTTGTTACCGTTCGAGGAAAGTTGGTAACCGATCCAAGCCCAGACTCTTGTGTCGGCTGGTAGGTCCCTTTTGCCAGAACGACGAGACGGGTAAACTCCGAATCAACGGTAACGACATTACTGTCGTTTGTAAATTCTAATCCGAATGCCATCAGGAGAACCTTATTACAATGAGCCGCATTGTAGAACTGGTCGTGCTGCTGTATTGCTCCCTTCCTCGAATGTAGCTATATACCCGTACCGCATTAGCTATAACCTCGGTCTCAAGTTGCATGTCAGTGCTTACATTGTAGTTACCAATCGGAACCACAAAAGCCGCGGAGTTGGTTGTAGTAATTCCAGGGATAGATATCGTCTGAAAATTAGCGGAGTTGGTTCCCGTAACAACTCCGCTATACACAACTCGCATAGTGAACGACGAAGGATCGAGCGTAACGTTGCCGTTTCCATCCCTGATTTCGAGCCCAAAACTCATGCCGCTAGATCTCCAAGCTGCACACGTTTAACGCCATTCGCGTCGTAGACCTTGATGGCGCGATTCGTCATGGTCAGGCGTCCACCGCCCGGGGCTGGGCCGTTGAACTCCAGGTTACCGGCCTTATCCAGGCGCCAGCCTTGGGAGCCGGCAACATAGTTGTCCGACTGCAAGGCCTGGCCGATCTTCAGCATCGTGATGCTGCCGTCCTGGATGAAGGCGGAGTTCATGAACACCTGGCCGCCCTGGACCGCGAACGGCACAGAGATGGCGCCGCCGGCGATGGTGTTGACGATCGCGAACCGGTCGGCACTGACCAGGAACTGGCTTTGCAGCGTCCCGCCGACGTTTTCAATCCCAAGGCCAATACCCGCCGCGACATACTGCCCATTCGCGTTTACCTGCATCTTCACCGACCACATGGTGTTCAGCTTTCCGCTGGTATCCGCGTAGGCTTCCGACGTTTGCTGAATAGCCGCTGAGTTGGCACCCACCTTCACACTCAACTGATCGATCTTGGTCGCCGTCGACGACTCGCTGGTGACCAGCACCTGCGACAGCTCGGTGATGTTCGCCTCGCTGCTGCCGAGCTTTGCGTCCAAGATGACCAGTTGCCTGGCGAAGGCCTCGTCCTCCGAGGACCTGACGCTACGCTCAGCCGCAATGGAAGCCGTGCTGGTCCAGCCGTCGATGGCGTCGTTGAGATCGCCCTCCCCGTTGTCGTCGCGCCATGAAGCTCGCAGCGCTTCAAAGGAAGTTGCCGTGGCTTCAAGATCGGTGATGTTGACGGTGTTGATCGCAACCTGTTGGGCCAGCCCATCGACCGTTTCAATCGTCTGACCTACGTCGAGCCAGTAGGTAGGGTTCGGTGGCGGTGTATCCACAGGCACAGGGCCGGTCGCCTGGTATATCCGCTTACCGGAGACGACCAGGTCACCTTCGACATACGTCTCATCAGGGTTGTAGGCGGCCAAGCCATCGAGCGCATCGATCTGGGCCTGAAGGCCAGGGATCTTCTCGATCTCACCTCTCAGATCATCGCTGAGTTCGGTTTCGCCAATCTGCCCAGCGATCAGATCGAGAATTGGCCCGGCGTTCGAACTGGCCTGACCCAATACACCGTTGCCGACCGGGTACCACGGACCGATGTTCCCGGTGCGGTCCACCAGGCGCGCCCAGAAGAAGAACGTCGCGCCGGCCAGCAGGCTTTGCAGGCTGTAGTCGCTCTGGGGATAAGCCAGATCGGCCAGCTTGGTGGCGTTCTCCAGGACGTTGGTTGGCCCGTACCAGATCTCCGTCCGCTGCGTGTCCTCGGCGCCAGCAGGGAAGCCCCACTTGAGGCCGATGCCGAACAGCAAGGACGTTGCCGTCAGGTGCGTCACCGCCGGCGGCAAGCCCTCCTTGCCCTTGAGCTCGGTCAGCACCGAGTTGCGCCAGATCGACGAGATGTCGAAGGCGCTCACCGCACGGACACGGGCCACATAAGCGCCGGCATAGATGCCAACCACATCAACGTTGGTCGATCCGGTGCGCTGGACCTTGATCCAGTTCCCGCTGTCCTTGCGCCACTCGACGTCGTACGCCACGGCCCCTTCAACAGGAGGCCAGGTGATGGTCATCGTGGCTACGGCGATGCCCTGGGAAACGACAGAGTTCGCCGTCAGGGTGACACTGGCAGGCGCCGGAACGACGGTGATCGGAATTACGCTGATCGGCCGGTCTTCCAGGCGAGCGCCGGTATCGATGAAGGCGAACTTGCTCGGCTCGTACTGCAGAGCACTGATTTCGAAGTCGCCCTCGGTGGTGCGTTTGGTCCGGAGCACTCGATACAGCGGGATCGCCAGGTCGTCAGCGTCGAGCGCCCACTGAAGCTGTGCCCGCGGCGCCTCGCTGTAGGCGACAGTGACGGTCACGTCGCGGCCCGACACGCTCTGCACCGTGCGCCCTTCAGCTCGGCCGCCAGGTAGGTTGATGATCAGGCGATCACCAGCCTTAGCCTGGGTGTCCCGGTCCAGGGTCACAACGCGGCCAGCAACGGCCGATATCCGCCCGCCAATCTCCCGTCCGGCCAGCAGCGAGTCGGCCACAGGGATGATGTGGCCCGGGAGCGGGATTACGCCTTCCATACCGGTCTTGAAGGTGACGGTGCGGTCCAGGTTGTTGCTCAGGATCGCCCATTTGCCCCGGCGCTGGGCCTCAGAGGCGCGAGTGCAGCCAATGGCGCTCAACTCGGTTGGCCGGTCCCCATAGCGGCGTTGAAGGCTCAGGTCCGAAAACGGAATGACGTCGGTGTCGTAGTTGTTCGCCGGGTTGTCGTAGCTGACCAGTGCCCGGGTGTACCGGGTCTTCGCCGAGGCGCTGCCGTAGGAGAATTTCCCGTCGATGACGTTCGCCCGGGTGAAGACGTAGTCGAAGTCTTGGGCACGCGGCATGTCTGCCTGCATGATCAGCTGGCCCTGGGCCCAGTAGGTCATCCCGCGGTAGATGCCGGAGATGTCCCGCAGAAGCGTCCAGGCGTCGGCCTTGCCTTGCAGGTTCATGTCACAGAGGAAGCGCGGTTCTGTGCCGCCCAGGCCGTCGGGAACGAGCTGGTCGCAGTACTGCGCGATCCGGTACAGCTCCCACTTGTCGACCATGAACGGTTTGATGCGCTTGCCCAGGCCAAAACGTTCCTCGGTGCAGATGCCGTAAGTGATCCAGGCCGGATTATTGGTCCAGGCCAGCTTCATGCTGCCGTCCCAGGTCCCGGTGTAGGTGCGACTGATTGGGTCGTAGTTGCTCGGAACCTGCCACTTTCTGGCCTTGCATTTCACGGTGACGGCCGGGATGTTGGTGAACTGCTCGGCGTCGAACTCGATGTACAGCAACGCGGTGTTCGGATAGCGCAGCTTTGCGTCGATCACCTCGGTGAAGCCGGCGATCAGCATGGTGTCGGCGATCTTGTTGCTGTTCTGGTTTGGCGTCAGGCGGCGGACGCGGATCTGCCAGCCGGTGGTGGCCTCGGGCAAATCAACGCGCTTCGAGCGCTCATACCGGGTAGTGGTCTTCCCATCCACGGCATCCGTCAGCATCTGCTGATACGCACCGCCGTCGGTAGCCACGTCGATAGCATACTCGATCCGGTAGCCGCCAATATTGCCTTGGTCGTCCTGGCGCTGGAGCGCGGGCCAGGCGAACCGAACGCGCACGGCAGACAACTGGGTGTTGGTAACCGAGCGAACCCATGGCGCATCACTGCGCAGCTCGATGTTTAGCGATGTCTCGTTCTCGACAGATGGAATGCCAGGGATGTAGGCCTGATCGACAGACCCGGAGCGCCACTCCCACTTCACGTTCGGGAAGTTGACGTTGCCGCTGGCGTCGTTGATCGGCGTGTTGTCGAGAAAGATGTTCGCTGCAGTGGGTGCCTCCTCAAACTCGCCCTCGCCCACGGCGATCAGCAGCTTGGCAATGTTCGTGGAGCGCAGGTTGTCGCTGGCCTCGGTCGGGGACTTAGGCTTCTTGTCTCCGCCTTTCGCGCCGTGAATATCGATCTTGCGTGCTGCGCCCATGCGTTCCTCCAGGCGAAAAAAAACCGCCTCATGGGCGGTCTGCTTACTGCGATCTCGTTACTGTTTGTCTTCGGCGTAGATCGATGCGGAAATGATCATCCCGCCCCACCGGCGGTCGCCGATACAGATCGGAACGGGGTTACCGCTGGCCGAGGTGTTCTTGGCACTGCCGAAGGCGTAGGACGGCGCGTTCTCTGGTCCGGCGCTCTGCTTGAGGCCAGAGGCCTGGGGGCTGAGCATCTGGATGACGCCGCCGGCGATCAGCCCAATACCCGCAGGGGTTAAATATGGTGCAGTGACTGGAAATACATAGGAAATCGCCAGCAGAACCACGCCCACCACGGTTTGCAGTACGCCACCACGCTTACTCCCCTCTACCACCGGGACGATTCGAATCTCGCGAGTGCCGCCGAGTTCGAACTCTGCTTCACCTACGTTCCTGCGATTGCGGAACACTGCGAAGCGCATGCCCAGGGAAGCCAGCCGTTTGATTTCCTTCTCGAAGCCATCGATCGTGCAGTTCAATGCCTTGAACACTTCACGAGCCGTCCCTGAATCAATCTGTCGCGGGTGGTTTCTCCCAAATTTTCGGGCGAGAGAGCCTGAAAGCTTGACCGTAGTCATGCCTCTGGCAAACGAAGCAGCAGCCATGATTTTCTCCAACCATAAAAAACCGCCTTTCGGCGGTTTCGTATTTATCGACATTTCTGAAGCGAGTCTCGAAGCCCGCCCCGCCCCAGCTGAGACCACGCCACACGCTGGTAAAGCTTTGCGACGCTGCCAGACTTGGCCTGGCTAATATCCAGCACATCGTCCGTTTGCTGTGCGAAACCACTAACGAGCCGGTACCCGGTCGCCGTTTCGCTCATGCTCGCATTCGAGTTGTGTTCCTGCCATTCAGGAAATACACAAAGAGCAAAGGCTTTCGGCGTTTTGGCAGACGCAACAGTTACTGCCGGAGCAGAGGACATCAGATCGGATGGCGATGAGCACCCCGCCAGCAAAACAACAGCTACCGCGCCTACGAACAATCTCATGGGGTCACTCCTGTGGAAGATGGCTCCAAGATATCACCACACAGGCTGTCTGGGCATCCAGCATGGACGAAAGCACAGTAACTGGATTGGATCCCATCGTAGTAGCGTTGTGCCTTCAAAACAAATGGGGGGGGTTTAGATGTCCGATTTCAGGGGTGCGTATTTCGTTGTGAGTGGAACGTCTTTCGCGTCAGTTATGGTGCGGCAGGCAGCAGTGTCATCCGAGAAGTCCAAAGAAGAGGTGAGCGCCTACTATGGAAAATTTTTTCCTCAGGTCCCCATAGTGCTGGCAATGCAATCATCCGATGGAAGGCTCACCTTCTGGGGGCGAAAGGATTTGGTTGGTTACCTAGCAAATAACGCTCCTAGCATCAGCTGGTGCAACTATTCGACCGACTGATTAATCGCCAATAGCCACCAGTTAGGCAGTTCATAAAGGCCATGATGCCGCGCCCGCTCAGCCGAAGGCCCGATACCGGTGGCGGTGTGAGCTTATAAAAGGATTCCCCAGTCCTTTGCCTGCAAGCCCAAGGACTGGGATTGCGCCAATATCGGCGCGTTTATGACCTGGAGGTCAATGTGAGTAAAACCCCTATCTCAACTTTCGAAGCTGGCGTGGTCGCATCGTTAGGCGCAATTTCGCTTTATCTTCGGTCTCGCCCCGACTATGACGCCGCCGAACTACAGAAGTATGTCAACTTCTTCAAAAACACAGTTCAAGACGGTGTCGACAAGGCCGCCTACGTTCTTCCGCTGGATGCGGTAGGTGGAGACCTTAGCAACATTGAAAAAGCAATCAGCAATGGCGTGGGCGCTAAACCTCGCTAGCGTCCACAGGCGCATTGTCGCGAATTACAGCGCCGACAATGCGCACCTGACCATCCGCAGTAACCTCAAAAGGCTGATTCATATCGTTCTCCTGCGGCTCTGCCGCGTCATGTAGTCGGTTGCGCATCTTTGTGCCTGAGGATCAGGCGTGTTCTGTCGAGCCAGGGACCGCCGAAGACGATGATTTCGCTCGGGCGGCCATATAGGTGGTGCAGCAGGAAGGGCCCGGGCCCGAAGGTCGCGACATCCTCGCCGGGCAGTGCTGGGTTGGCACCGAGGAAAATCCCGGCGTGGTTCGGGTGGACCGTCCGCCCAACTTCCATCACGATCATGTCGCCGCGCTGAGGCTGGTCCACCCGGTAGAACCCGGCGGCCTCGTAGTTCGCCTCGTACAGGCTGGTGTTGTCCTTGCTTTCCCACCAGCCGTCGGCGCGCTTGAAGGCTTCGAACTCAAGCCCCCACTCGCGCTTGTACCAGTCGGCGCAAACCTGCCAGCAGTCCCAGGCGCCGTGGACGAACGGGCGCTTCAGCAGCGGCGTCTCGCCCGTTGGCACCACCGTCCGCAAGTCGCCCTCCGGCCAGCTCAGGATGTGCCAGGGCATGGCCGTGGCTTCGCACATCGCCAGGTCGCGCGGCGACGGCCGACTGGTGGCGTCCGGGTGCGAATGAACGATGCCGATGATCTCGCCCAGGTCTTCAGCCGCGGCGTATTCCTCCGGATCGATGCTGAACTCCTCGTTCGGCTCGGTCGCGATGTTCTTGCATGGGAAGTACTGCTGCTTTCGACCCAAAGCCAGCAGAAGCCCGCAGCACTCTTTCGGGTACTCGGCCGCCGCATGCGCCTGGATCGCGCTCAATATGTGCTTGCGCATGGTCAACTCCGGGCGATAAGGGAAACGGCGGGGAAGCCGCCAAAGGGCAATGGATTGCCCTCGCCAAAGCGCGGAATGCAGCCCCGGCCCAGCGTGGCATCACACTCGTCCAGCTCAGGGTCATCGGTGACCACCCCGTCCTTTGTCACGTAGGGTCCGGTGTAGCCGCAGTTCGGGCCGCGATAGCCGCCGGTGAGGCACCAATGGCACAGCGTCGTGGCCTGGCGCCCAATGGACTCCCCGCCCACGTCGCCCGGGCTGGCAAGCTCCCAAGTGACCGTCTCCCCGGCCTCGTTCGTCTTCTGGTCGATGTACCAGACCTCGATCGTCTCCTGGGTTGGGTCTGCCGTTGGGTTGCCGGACGGGAAGTTCTCGGCATCCAGGTACGTGCCCAGCGTGTGCCGCATGGTCAACTTGAACTCGAGCAGATCGTCGAAGGCCAGGCACAAGGCAGTGATGCGGCCGTTGACGTTGCCCACAGACAGAGTGGGGCGAACCGCCGTACCGTCGCCGTTGGATTCGATGCCGTCGATCTGCATCGGCCAGGCGCTGTACTCGTTGCCCTGCCAGTAGATCGGCTTCGCTGGTAGCTCATCGGCTGCAGCGCCGGCGGCGATCAGCTCAGCCTGTGTATGCGGAATCGCATGCCCGTGGAAGCGCAGGATGTCCGCACCGTAGTCGGAGCCGTCCAATTCAAAGAGCAGCACTTCGCTGCCAGGCTCGAGAACCTGGATGTCACTGATCAGCGGCATGGTTGCCCCTTATGGATGGAAGGCCCGTTCGAACGTGGCCGTTAGCTTGAAGACCCCGCCCCCAACGGGGGTTGGGACCGGATTGATGCAGGTGAACAGTCCCAACTGGCCCATCGGCGTGGTCCAGAGGAAGGCCTTTGCACCGGCGTGCTGGTCGAGAAAGTCCATGATCTCCTGCACCCTGGCCTTGGTCCCGGTATAGGTGATCGGGTAGGAATCTTCCTTGTTGTTCGGCCCATCGCCGACGACCTGCTTGTAGCCGTCGCCGAACCGGGAGGTGCGCACCCGATACGCTATCTCGGGCGCGTCTCCGTGCTGGCTGGGCCAGGTGAATGTTTCGATAGCCATCAGACCCTCCCATTGATAACGCGCCAGATGGCGCCGCCTGGCTGCAAGCCCCGGGCAATTGCTGTTTCGGCTTCAGTCTTGGCCGCTTGCTGGATGCCTTTGCCCAGTTGAGTGGTGTCTTCCGTGGTGGTCGCGCCGCCGTCACCGGTGGTCTGCACAGAGACAGCCACGGGGAAGTTGTAAACGTTCCCGCCGCTGCCCCCACCGCTGCTGATAGCCCTCACACCGAGCTGGCCGCCGGCCGTCCGGGTCAGCGGCATGATTGCCTCCTCCCCTGCCTCGCCCATCACCCCAATACCGCCGCCAGCCATGCCGAACGCGGTCGGCTTGCTGACGATGGAGTTGGTGAAGGCTGCGCCGTTGGCAAACATCTGCACGCCGCCCGACCAAGCGCCGCCCTTGGCCTGAATGCTGCCTGGGGTGAAACCTGAGAGGTCGCCGGAGTACCCAGCCTGGGTTGAGCCGGCCGAAGAGGCGCCACCAAAATAGGAGCCAGCAGCTGAGGCGGCCAGACCGAACAAAGCACTGAGCCCTTCGGATGCCGCGGTCCTTGCCGCGATCCGTGCCATATCCGCCAGTACAGATTTCGTAAAATCACCGAATGAGAATTTCCCGGTCATCGCGAAGTTGACGATTGCGTCTTCCATCGAGCTGAAGGCATTGGTGAACAGATTTTTCGTCTGCCCAGCCACGTCCCGTGCCGACTCCAGGTAGTTCTGCCATGCCGACGATGCTCCAGCGCTCCAGCTGCCCTGGGCGGCGGTCATGTCGTCGTAGTTGGCCTGGACGGTGTCGTGCAGATCCTGCTGCGTGGCTTTCAGCGCATTCAGCTTTTGCGTGTACTCGTCGAGGCTCATGCCTCGGGAGCCATCACCGTACTGATTCGCCAGTTCGAGCCGCTGCTGGTTGATGCGATCGTCGATGCCGTTCTGCTGGTCCGTCAGCCCGCGTTGTCGATCGCCCTGGCCGAGGCCAGATGCTGCTCGAATCCCCTGCTGCCGAAGCGTTTCGACTTGGCGTTGCAGCGCCCCGGTATAGGTGCTGACGGCCACGGCCTGCTTCTTGAGGCGGCCCTCTTCGTTCGCGGCCAGCACGGCCAGTTCCGAATCGGAGTCCTTCTGCGCCTTGACCATTGCCGAGCGCGCGTCAGCGATCTTCTGGTCCAACTGGATACGCTGAGCGGCTGAGGTACCAGCTTTACCCTTGGTCGCCTCAAGCGCCGAGATTTCCGCCTCGTAGGCAGCGGTTACCTCGTCGCGCTGGTTGCCAATCATTGCCTGGCGCTTCAGCAGGTAGTCCGACTGCGAAACCAGCCCAGCTTTTTGGGCCGCATCCAGTTCCTGCTGCGCGTTTTTGTAGTCGGACAGAATTGCGTTGAGGGCGTTTTTCGAGTCGTTGAAGCTGGTCAGGTCGACAGCACCTGCAGCTGTCTTCGGATCCTTGAACTGGTCGTTGATATTCGCAATGTTTTTATCGACGACGGCCTGATTCAGTCGTGCATCGTTGGGGCTGACTTTGCGAATATCGTCGAGCTGCCGCTTGTACTCCTTCAGTGCGTCGGCGCGCTTTTGCTCATTCGTCCAGGAGGACTTGGTCAGCGCATCAACCTTGCCCATCGCCGTGACAGCATCCCGCTGAGCTTTGGCCTGCTCACCGTCCCACTTGGCGATGTCCTCCGCCGCGGCCTTCTGGTCCTCCAGCATATTGAGCTGGTTACTGTAGAGCTCAACCATTTCCTTCTGGTTCTGGAACGCCCCGACATTTCCTGACTGGGCCTGCTCCAGGTTTCGCCGAGCTTGGTCGATGTCAGCATCGATATCGGGACGCCCCAGGTTCTTCAGGCTATCCGCTGCCCGCGCAACCGCGTTGTACCCCTTTTCCCAAAAACTCAGGTTTTCCAGAATTCTCGGGGTACGCTCGTTGATTGCGTCGGCGTATTGCTCGGTTGCCAGCTTCACCGCGCCAGCATGATCACCCTGTTTTTCGAGCGCAACGATCTGCGAATAAACCGAGGCCGTCAGGTAGTGGTATTGCTCATTGAGCGCAGCCGAGGCCTTCACCGGCTCATCGGCGATTTTCTCGAACTCGGCTACCGTCTCCTTGACTGCCTTGCCGGTAGCTTCCCGCATCGACACAGCAGCCTGCGTGATGCCGAGGAAGCTTTCACCTGCGATCTTGCCATTCCCGGCCAGCAGCGCCAGAACCTCAGCAGCCTGCCCAGTTGTGCCGACGATTGCGCCTACCTGGCGCGCCATACCTCCAAGCTGCCCAGCGCTAACCCCGGCGTAGTTGCCGGTCGCAATCAGTGACTCGCTGTACTCATCCTGCTCTTTGGTGCCCTTGTAATAAGCGAACCCAAGAGCGGTGACAGCGGCAGTGGCCAACGCGAGCGGCGCCAGAATGGCAAGGAGTCCTGCTGCCGAAGCACCAGCCCCCGCTCCCAACTGGGCCACAGCTCGCACGCCGCTGCCCCAGTCACCCGAGGACAGCGCATTACCCAGTTGAACGACGTTTTCCTGGGCCTGGCGGGTGCCAAGGCGCAGCTTGTCGAACCCGGTGGCGGTCTTTTCGAGCTTCGCGTAGTCCTTGTCGATCTTGCTCAGCGATGAATTGAAATCATCCTGGCTGATCCGGCCGGCGTCGAGGTGCTTGCCCAGATACTCGACCTGCTTATCCAGCTTCGCCAGTGCGGCGAGGGCCGGATCAATGGCACCCAAAAGACTGTTCAGAGCCTTCTGCTCATCCATGGTGGACTTGGCTAGGGCAACCTGTTGCTTGTCGAGCTGGGCGGTAATCTTGGTGAACTCGGCCTCGCCATAGGCGCCGGTCTTGGTCAGCTTAGCGAGAGCTTCGCGCTGCTTAGCCAAGTCCTGGGTGGTTTTAGCGCCGGTGGACAGCGACTTCTCCAGGGCCTGCATTTCGTTCATCAGCGAAACAGCGGACTGCTCGGCGCGGCCACCGGCTTTCGCCATTTCATCCAGGCTCGTTTTCGCCTGGATTGCATCGGCCGAGTCGATCTTGACGCCGAGTTCTGCAATATTCATCGACTCACCTTGAATAAGTGCCCGTTCTCACGGGCGGTTATCGCGTAACTCAGCCATTACAGCGATCGCTTCCGACTCCATCACTCGGACGTCCTGGAAAACTGTCGGCCGATCCTTTGCAGGCACGCCAATAAGGCGCATCACGCTGGGTAGCACGGCATAATCAAGTCCGGTAGCACCGCACGCGCCGGTGCGCCACTGTGTTCCCATGGCGTCCATGACGAGAAATGACAGCCAGGCGTCCGGCCATACCTCGAACGTCTCGTCATAGTCTTCAGGGGAAAATCCGAATACCGCCAATTGCTCGGCGGTGGCGGCTGGCTCGTAGAGAGCCCGGGCGGCGGCTGTCAGTTTCCCAGGCGAGCCTTGCCGAAGGCATCGCTGTAAGCCTTAACCACGGCATCCGAAACACCGATGCAGCTCTTCACCAGGGCGGTGATGGACTCGTCATTCAGCTTGTCGCTGAATCCCCAGGCCACGACCAGATCCCGAACTTGCTCGACACCCTGCTCGATTTCCGCCTGAGTGATATCGGAGATGGTTGGCTCAGTACCTTTGAAACGTTCGTTCAAGGCTTCAGCCTTTGCACTCCAAGCGTCAAACAGCTCAGCCAGGGCGGTGCGGTCGCGGTATTGAAACGTGAACGGGACCATGACCGGCTTGCCGCCCACCTGGGGTATCGCTACGTCGACCGTAAAGGTCGGCTTCGGCGCGATTGAAAACTTTGCCATGAGGCCTCCTTAGGCGTTGTAGCGAGTTGGACGGGACGCGAACGACAGGGTGATGGTCCGGGTCATGATGTTGTTCCGGCTAAGCGTCGGTGTCGCAGTGATCGACACGTAGGCGTAGTAGAGGATGGTGGAGCCGGACGGGAGATTCGCACGAATCAGCCGCGGCTCCTTGTCTTCGTCCGCAGCCTCGACGACCGCTACGAACGCCTGGCCCGGATCATCTGCAACCGGCAGTGTCATGCTGCTGGCCGATTTGGTGGTCGGGAGTTGACGGTCGTCGTCATCTTCCAGAAACCCATAGGTCAGGAATTGCTGGTCGCCACCATTTGCCGCCGGCTCAGTGATCTGAGCAATCTGGGTCCAGCCAGAAGCGGAACGGACAGAGCCGGCGCCCGAGCCTGCCGGGAAGCTCTTGACGTTGGTAGTGTTGATCCCTTCCGCCGCGAAGTCGCCGACGTCGGAGTCAATGACCCTAGCCGGACGGCCGTTGAGTTTCGCCCAGCCCGAGTCAACGACGATGATGTCGCCATCGGCCAGGCCATGGGCCGCTGCGGTCAAGACGGCGGGATTGGCGTTGGAAATTGCAGTGAACGGCTTCGCAGCGCTCATGACGCTGGCGATTTCAAAGGTAGTGCCGTTGGGAATCGAGACGCTCATGGGTTTTCCTCTGTGCAGAAATGACAAAACCCGCTCAATGGCGGGTTCGGGGGTTGCCCAACGGGCGAATTATTTGGGTGGTTTGCTATTCAGGAATTCGACTGTTCTCGTACTCCTCAAGCGGCAATCCTGACTCGGAACCAACGACAACACCGGTCAGCCCACAATGAGGGCAGCAGGCGTGTTTCTCGTCGTGCCACTTCGTGATCTGAGATGGTTTTGACCATTGACCGCAGGCGCTGCAAATACATTTGTCGCTCGCGTTGATTTCCTCACGGTTGTTCCAACCATGATCTTCGGCTGACTGATCCAGCCATTGTAGGCGCGCCTTTGTTGCATCATCCATGGGCTAGTCCTGGTCACTTCTACTCATAACGCGATTCTAACTCGATGCCGCTCAGTTGGTGTCGGCGCGGTATTGGAAGGACACAGGCAAGGCGAACGCGGTGTCTTCGGTCTGTTCAGGCCCAGGCTCAACTGGCGTCATGATCAAGGCTGTGAGGCCGTTGCGAATCAATCGGTCGTTGAGGGGGTATAGCGCTGCAAGTTCGTCGGCGATCGTCTCGGCGCCGGATGGGCCGTTGCCGGCCGGCGTCACGATGGTGATTTGAAACACGCCAGTGTAGAGCCGGTGTGCGCCAGCCAAGTCGTTGCTGTCGGTACCGGCTGGCAGAAGAAACGCTCGCAGGTACGTCTCGCCGTTGTTCGGGGCGAACGCAACGTTCTGGTAGGCGATGCGCAACGTCGGTGTTCGAGCGGAGGCCCAGGCCTTCAGGCGCGACTCCAGCAACGCGCGGATTATCTTGTGACTCATACCTGGTTGTTCCTGATGGCCTCCAGCACGATCTGCTGGAAGCGGGCCACGGTTACCCGCACCATGCCGCCAGGGGCCTGGATGGAATGGCCGAACTCCAGCGGGATCGCGTAAGGCAAATTGTTGATGATGTAGGCCATCTGGCCGACGGTGAAGTCGCTCATCGCGGCCACCAGTGCAGCGACAGTCTCGGCGCCGCTTGGGTCAACCTCGTCGAAGGTGACGCTCTCGACCACGCCAAGGGAGATGTGCCAGTTCGCGCGGAACCGACCACCGACATAGCCTTCCGGGGCAATGATGTCCATGCCGTCGTTCAGCTTTCGCCCTTTCTTAAGCCTGCCACCCTTGGTGAGGTTGGCCGGATCTTCGCGCAACGCACTGTTATGGTCGTCGACTGCCTTGTTGTACTGGGTCGCTACGGCGTTCTGCGCCCAGATCTCCGGGTTACCCACGGGAGACATGCGGATCAGGCTGGTTCCCACCTCTATGATAATTTCGCGCACGCTGGCGTCGATGGCTTCGGTTGCTTGCTGAGCGAACTCGGCAAGGCTCAGCGCGAAACTGCCGGACTGTCCGGCACCCGCCCGGCTCACGACCGCACCTGCAATTCATATAGGACCGGCGTGCCGGCAGGGTTGACCTCTTTCATCGGGGGAACAATCGACCAAGTTCGGCCCTGGGCAACCACCTTATCGAGCAACCCAGGCACCCAGGCCATGCCTTGCGCGGCGATCTTCAGCTTCTTGTCGCCCTGCCTGATGAGGCTGTTGGCTTGGAACTCTAGGCCGGTGAAGTCGAGCAGGATGCCCTGGGCGATTTGTTCGATGGTTGCGCCTGGCACTTCAGCTCCTTGACTGGGATCGTACTCGCCCGGTTCCGTCCTGCTGATGATCACAGGCTGGCCGAACTCTGTAATCATCTCCAAAGCCATCACGGCCATTTCGTCGTAGAAGGCCATATATTTACCTAATAGGGATTTCTCATGACTAACAAGGAAAGAGTGCAGCTATTGGTCGCGGCGGCTAACCGCCTCGTCAAAGCATCCGCGGACTTTACGAGCGTGGACAAACTCCCGGCGAGGCAGGCTCTCAGAGAGGCCATTCGCGCCGCATTGGCGGGGACGTGCGCAGAAGAATTTACCGATGAATTGATAGCCCAATATGCCCGACACTACGTCCCGTTCGATTCATACAACTTCAGAGCCTTGACTGACCTCGTGTCAGCGGCGACTGATGAGGACTTAGCCAATGTTTTCGTCTATTGCAAAACCAGGCAAATGGAGAACTTTTGATTCAGGCCCTAACCGCAAACAATCCGCGTCGCTGGAGATAGTCGGCGAACTGGGTCGCGCTTGGCCGATCCGGCGCCGCAGGCAACAGCCGGCCGCTGGTGTTGGAAATCGTCGCGTATTCGCGAGTTACCGCACCTTCTACACGCTCCAGTGTCACGGCGCCCCTGCGCTTGTCCGGCGGGTCGATGTCGTCCAGATGAATTTCAGCAGCCAGGGCCATCTGACCGTACTGGATCCGAGCCGGAAGGTAGTTGTCGGGCTTGATTTCGCAGTCCAGCTCAACACCCCGGCGCGGCCAGGCCAACGCCTGGTCGCTCGACATCTTCCTGCCCTTCCAAGTCATGCCATCCATCGCCAAGGCAGACCGGCGCAGCAATGCCTCTTGCGCTGACTCCTCCGCAGGGATAGTCACGCCGAACTTGCCGGCGTACATGACCATATCCGCAGCGCTCGCGTAGCTTTCGGCGTCAGGCTTGCCGGTACCGTCCTCGATGATGAGTGTCATGAGTTATTCCGCAGGAATGAGTTTTACAAGATCGGCTTTCGGGGCTTTCGGGTCGAACTCGACGCCTCGGGCAGTCAGCCAGTCGCGCAATTCTGCCACACCCATTTTCGCCGGATTGGTTTCGACTTCGTCCGCTGCATACTCGGGTTTCAGCTTGGCCTTGGGCGGGCTATCGGCCTCATTGTCGCGGCTCTCGGTAGCGCTCGCATCGATGATGCGCAGGCCGGCCTTCTTGGCCAACGCCTTCACATTGTCTTCGTAGCGGTGGAATGGCCCGGGAAGGTACCAAATGTTGTTATCAGTCATCGTTGCTACTCCGCTGCGCCAGAGCCCATTGCCCCGGCGCAGTCATTGAGGGGTTACTTGGAAGCGTCACCGATCAGAGCAACACCAGCGGTGTGCTTGATGCTGGTGGCGGTCTTGTCCCAGTTGGTACCGGTCGCCAGTTCAGCGTCGGTTGGCGACTTGCCGCCGGTGGTGGTGTCCCAGGTGTAACCCTTCAGACCCAGGCCGAAGGTGTAGTCGGTTTGCAGCGTGGTTTCGATACGCTCTTTGCCGTTGGTGGTATCGACGTTGCTGATGATGTCGCGGCCGTCGTGTACCAGGGCAGCACCTTGCACCAGAGACAGGATGATTTCTTTGTTCGGGGTGCCGGCCTGCATCAGCGCCGGGGCATCCGTCACGACGGAGATCTTGCCGAGGATGTCCACCACGCGGACGTTGCCCGCCTGGAACAGCTGCTGCTGGTTCGCAAGGTTCTGGCCTACCAATTTATGGTAGCTGGTGCCCTGCATCACCTGGGTGACCAGGTTCTGGCTTGCGTCGCCGAACTTCGCGTGAGCGTTGTTCAGTGCGGCGTAGGTGATGCCAGCGGTAGCCGACACATCATTGACCGCGGCGGCCTGGGCGGTGATCGCAGCAACGAGCGCGGCAATGGCGGTGTTCAACTGGTCCTTGAGCAGGATTTCGGCGAAGGCGCGCGAGGCAACTTCAATACCCTGGGTGGTAGGACGCTCCAACCAAGTCATCTGCGACGGCTCGTAGCGGATCGGGCCGAAGCCGCCGGCAACTTTCACTGAGGTGTTCTTCAGCTCGGCCAGGTCGGTGGCAGCAACAGCAGCGTTTGCGCTGTAGCGGTCCACGCGTCGCTGGGCAGCAGCCAGGGTCTGGAAGAACGACTCTTGGAGGAAGTCGCCGGTGAAGCCGTCCGGGGACAGCACGATTGCGCCACGGCTGGCGGCGTTGAAAGCGGCGAGATACTGATCCAGCGTCTCGAGAGTCGCCGGCATGATGTATTCGTTGAAAACCTGCATTTGCGACAGGGACATGAGTTATTTCCTTACGATTGAGGGAGATCCGGGAACCGGCTCGCAATTGCGGCCTGTCGTTCCTCTTTGGTGCCGCCGATTTTTCCTTTTGCGGCCCCGCCGCCACCTCCAGCACCCGCAGCCCCGCCGCCTGATGCCTTACTACCCGCGATCAAAGGCGCGAAGGCCGTGTCGTTTGCGAATTCTGCTTTCAGCTCGTCCAACGTTGCCGCCGAGAGCTTGCCTTGCTGGTCCAGGACGACCACGACAGGCTTCCCGTCCCGCTGCTCAACGCTCAAACGGCGTTCGATATGCGGCAACAGGGCTTTGGCGCTGCCTGGGATTGCCAGAGCAGACGCGATGTCAGTTGCGGTACGGCCCACGGTCAGATCCCGGATCTGCGTGCTCAGCGTGCCGCGCTCCTGCTCCAGCATTGCGCTCAGCTCTGCCTCGCGCTTGCTGTACTTCTCGGACCAGGACCTTTCCAGTTCTTCAACGTTGCCAGATTTACGAGCGAGCTCTTCACGCTCGAGGCGTGCAGCCTCTTCGGCTTCGCGCGCTTTCTTCTCAGCCGCTTTTTTCTCGCCGAGCAACTCATCAACCTTGGCCTTTAGGCCGGATACGTCTTCGGGCTGTGGCAGACCTTCAATGCCGAGTACGAACTTGCCGTCCTTCTCGGTGTAAAGAGCGCGCACGGCTTCATCTACCCCTTCCAGGGTATCCAGTTGGAATTTCAGCATTGGTTGTCTCCCAGAGACGTAGGTGCAGGCCCTGCCTGCGGGCATAAAAAAGCCCGATCAAGTCGGGCTGTTAGAACTGCTCAATAGAATGAGAATTCGGCCGTTAAAGGGAAATTCCAACCGCCTCGAGTGCTCCGTGAAAAATCATCAAAAAGGAAGTAAAAATGTTGAAAAGCCTCAGACAGCAGAGAAATTATCCGCTTGGAGCTCTCCATTCACGATCGCAATGATCGCAGCTTGGGTGGCTATTGTTGGGTCGGGATTAACCTGGTATTCCAGTCGAGAATCCACAAAACAAGCGATGGTTATCAGCTGCCTATCCAGAGTTGACGCACAAGAAATAAAGATTCGTGAACACGCGGAACCTTTATTTCGATCGGTAGGAACTATGCTTGGACGCATTGCAGATCCTGGGCATTCGCGGGCGACCTTTTTGGAAATTGCTGAGCCGGTTGTAACGCACTCATATGGGTTACTTGCCTACGTACCTCCTGACGTCGGCTTTGCCTCCATAAATTTTGGCAACGTGATCCTAGATAATATGCGCGCTACAACCACTGACGAGCAGGTCAAGATAATGGCTGAGTCACAGGAAAAAATTAGTGGAATCATTACCAAATACGACGAGTACATGAAACAGTTTCAGGCGCAGAAAAATGCCTGCCAAGATCAATGATTTTCATCCAAATGCTCGTTCAAATGCTAATGGCTCAAGCGCTCGCATTCGTAAAAGTGTAAGTGGTGCAAAATTGCGATCAAGCTGCAGCTCAGCAAAGCGCTCGACGCTCAGGCCGCCTTCGCGAAACAGCTTCGCCCGTACCGGGCCGATAGCCTTGTCCTGAAACGCCGCCGGCTGGCGCTTGAGCCAGTCGTAGTAGCTGAGGTCTGCTCTCACTTGCTGAGCGCCACCATCGCCGACGGATGCCCGCGTGGCGTCCTTGGCGAACAGAGCGCTGAAGCGAGTGACTGCCACCACCGTCGAGCGGCAATTGATGTGGATCGGTGGCCGAGGCCCCTCGGTGAGCTTGAAACGCTGCTTGTCGAGCGACCGACATTGACTGGTCGTCTTCGAATCTAACGTGCTGACCCACTCCACCGCCTGCACGACATCGCTGTTTTCCTTTAGCGTCTCCATACGCGCCTGAGTGGCGACATGCTGCACTGCCGTCCGAACTATGGCGCCGGCATTCCGGTTGGTCGTAGCCAGGATGCCGTCGTTGTACTTGAGAGCCTTGGTCCCACGGATGTTCTTGATGATCTGGAAGTTGGTTTGGCCTTCGAAGAAGCCCTGCCGGATCGCGCCTATGACGCGTTGCCGCTCAGTTGCAGTGAAGCCATCAATGAACGACTTGAGCAGCTTCCCACCGTCCACACCGCGCACGCTTAGCGGATTGGTGAGGATTGCCGCCCTGATTGCAGCGGCGCCTGGCACCGCCGCGTCGAAAGTAACTCCAACCGGTGCTGCCCGGGTTAGGCTTGTCGCTTCGAACTCGGCCTCATACTTGGCGATGTCCACCAGATCAAGGTTCAGCTTCTCGCTATAGCGGTCGAAGACGCCCAGCAGCAGGCTATCGACCTCGCTCAGCAGCCGCTCCAGGCGGGCGACGGTGTAATCCGTCAGGTCCGCCCGGGTCAGTCGATCACGGATAGACCGATCGATCTCCCTCAGGAAAGGTGCGAACTTCTCCACCTCTCCCGACTTCAACTGCTCCAGAAAAACAGCGTGCCGAATGGTGGCGTCAAGGATTGCTTGGTTTGCCGCCATTTAGTTTCGCCTCGTCATCATCCAGGTCAGGCCCAGCGCTTTGCGTTTCAAGCTCGCCCCGAATGTCGTCGTCCGTCTTCTCTGGGTTGATCACGCCGCGATCGCGCAGGTACTGCCAGAAGTCGCCTTCCGGCAGCTTGCCGCCCTGTACTGCATTGAACAGCGCCGCGAGAATCGTCGCGTCCAGACTGATCTGGCTGAAGTCTTGGTTGAGCTTGTAAACCACTTCGCCCGGGGCATTAACGAACTCAGCCATCCATTCCAAGCACTGGCTGTACGCCTCGCTGACGTTGCTCACTACCAGGGAGAGAACGCTGTGCTCGGCGGCGCTGTCGTTGTCGGCCTGGGTCGCGGTCTTCACCGCACTGCCACGTTCGATCAGCCGGGCACCGAGTGAAACCATGTCCTGCTTCTTCGCGTCCATGGCTTCCTTGGCGACCGTATTCGGCTGGGCCTGCCAGACGCCGCAAGTACCGCTGACCGGGAGTAGCCAAGGCGCGCGGGACCCAAGGAAAATTCCGTTCGATTCCATATGGTCGCGCCACTGTTCATCAAGGCCTGCCATCCATGGCTGAGGCTGGCCCACCAAGTAAGCAGCCTCTTCGTAATCCGCGCTGTTCCGGTAATGTCCGATGTTCACTTCGGCCATGTCGTACAGCGGGGCATCGTCGATGGTGGTGTCGTTGTTTTCGCTGCCAACGAACTGGAACGGGATCACCTTCCACGGCCGACCCAAACCATTGAGCGGCGTGAATGGGGCTACAACCTGAGCGGTCTCGCTCGCCCCTTCCTTCCAGACTTCCTGCGTGTACATCCCGGTAGAATCCAGGCGCAATACGCGGTACTGAACAACCTGCTCACTGCCGAAGCCGTCATCTGTGTCGACATCTACCGTCTCACGCAGCACGACAAGGCTCAGCAGATGCTGACCGCCGAGCTGACGAGTCTTCCAGTTGATGATCGACTCTGCGGTGTAGCTGGCGATGTTTGCCCGGGCTCGGCCGGAGAGTTCGTCCGCCCTGCTGACCGTTCCGGCCTCGACTGCGGCGTAATCCACCAGTAGCCCGTGGCGGCCTACTTCAAGCAGGTGACCAATCACCGATTGGGATTGCTGGTAGACACTCACGCCCTGTCCGTCGACATCTCTGGCTACGTAATCGAGTGCGCCTGGCACCGTCAACGTTGGCCAGGTGCGGAAAACTGCGCCAACGAGGCTGTGCTTTGTGCGGCCGGTGGCGTTGTAGAACACTGCCCGCTTCTTGTACGCCTCGTAGCGCGCCTTGTTGTCGTCACCGGTATCAGCTGCGTTGGGCCTCGGCAGATAACGGTCGCCAGCAGCCTTGATGGTCTCCGCCCCCTTGCAGACGTCGCGTACCAAGCGCCAGCGGTATCGCGCCGCCGTGTACTCGGGACGGGTAAAAGTGACGTCCGTCATCGGGCGACTCCCATTTTCATTGTGGTGATCGGTTTAACGATCGGGTACTCGCGGTGAATGAAGTAACCGCCGCCGTCGTTGGCGTGGTCATTGCCTTGGCTCTTGTCCGGTTCGCCGTTGGGCGCCCAGATCTGCTGTTCCAGGCCGTCGGCGTATGTCGGGCAGGTAAACGGGTTGACCAGGTAACGCCGCTCGCCCTGCGCGTTGCAGAACATGGCGTTCATGGCATTGATCCGATCCTTCACCGGCGGGTTGGCCGCCGGCGCGATGACCGTGAAGCCGGCCTGTTTGAGCATGGCGATATCGGTGAGGCTGGCGTTGACCGACTTGCGTGAATCGCCTGAGGCGTCAGGGTAGATCCGGATCTCACAGGTTTTCCTGAAGTCGTTGCCGGTGTGTTCCCAGTAACGCTCCTTGATACGGCGGATCATGTCCGGCGTGTCGTAGCCGTCCATCAACTCGTCCACTGCGCGCGGCAGACCCTGGTCACGCTTGACGTGGGTGATTGCCGCCATCTTGCCGACGTTGAAGTCCATCCCGATAAACAGGGGCTCGCCGGGCTGCACCGTGTCGAAACATTGGTTCAGCTTGCGGTCATAGGCCGTGTAGATGGTGCCGGACGTCAGGTTGACGAACTGGCCCTTGAGGTACGCCAGGATCAACTGAGGCGGGTACGACTCCATCAGTGATTCGATGTAGTCGTCCGGCAGGTTCAGCTCGTTGTCGAACGTGCTCGCCTGCACCAGGCCATACATATCCTTGAGCGAAGGCTTGTCGCGCAGCTGCTTCACGAACTGCTGGAAGACGAACTTGAAGCCTTCCGGCGTCGTGGTGACGTCTACCCCGTTCTTCAGCCCGGGCAAGTTGTAGCGCATCCGAGCAATGATCTTGCGCCAGGCCTGCTGCGCCTTGATCGACGTCAGCACGTCCAACTCATCCACCAGGGCGTGGCCTATCTTGAAGCCGACAATGGTCTGCGGCTTTTCCATCGACCGGCAAATGACAGTGCCGCGGCACTGCCGACCGCTGTAGATGTGAACCTCGTGGTTCGCCTGATTGATCTTTGTCTTCAGCCCCCAGTCATAGGCCACCTCATCCATGGTTGGATAGAGGATGTCCCGGATCTGTGGATATGTTGGTGCGAAGTAGCCGGCGTTCACGCCGGGCCACTCCATGAAGTGCTTGCTCAGTGCCGAGCACCCAACCCAGGTCTTGCCTGAGCCAAACCCAGCAACGAACGCACGAAACTTGTGAGGCAGCGTGAGGAACTGAGCCTGGGGGACATTAAGGCTCGGCATTCGGCTTCCTCGCGTCCACTACGTCGACCTGTATACGGGTCGGTACGGCCGGTTCGTCTCCCGGCTCTTCTTTGCGGGAGCGGTTGACGAACATATCGCCTGTCTCTTTCGCCGCTTGCTCCAGGATCTGCATGGCGAGACCGATGTTCTTCATCGACTCAGCCTTCTCCACGAAGCGGTTCATGGCGCGGAGGCGGTAAGCTCGGTTCGCAATCGGGATCTCGGCGGTTTCCTCGCGGAAGCGCTTGCGGGCATCTTCAAACATCGTCACCCAGCGCTTGGCCAGGCCTTTCCCTGATGTCTTGGTTGGGTCGTGCGTCTCCACCTGCTGGCGAGTCACCGATAACCCGTATTCCTTTTGGACGGCTTCAACAACCTGTGAAGGCGTGTCGAAGCACGCCAAGGCCTGAACGATAAAGGCCTTCACGTCGTTTTGAAGGGCTGCCATAGATTTTCATCCGTCCAGAGCCTGTCCAGAATCAGGCCGACTTGAGCAGACAGGTTCCGCAGGCCCTCGCAATGTTCAATTTCCCCACCTCAGCAGGACTGTTTGCAGCATCCACAAGCGCCTGAACGTCAGGGCTCGCACCATAGCGGCGGACCACACCGACGAACTCCTCGACATCGTGTGAACGCATCTCAAGCTTGGGCAGGCCTTCCTGGGTGAACTTGGGCTGGCCGTACCCATCACGCGCTTGGGCGATGTGGTACAGCTCATGCTCAACCAGAGCACAGAAGTCGGTATCGCTGCACTGGGCGCAGTAGTCAGCAGCCAGGGTGATGATGTAGGCCGGCACATCGCCGAACCAATCGCGCATCTGTTGCTCCATCCGGGCTTTCTGCCAGCCTCCAGCGCGGAACGCTACCTGCTCGGCCTGGCCTAGGACTGTGCGGCCCTGCTTGTTGAAGCTCGATGACGCCCACATGACCCGGATGTCTGCATCCAGCAGGTGGGCATGGTCTTCATTGTGGATGCTGCCGGTGTCGGCAAGGATCTCGGCCTGGAGCCATTCCCACACCTCGGGGGCGGGCGTCAGGCGGATCCCGAAGTCGGATAGCTCGGACAGCTCAATTAGTGATGCAGGAGGGAACGGTCTGTCCATGAGTCACCTACAGCTTGAAATGATTGCAGGCGTCCAGGCTCATTCCGTACGCCGAGCGATACGGCAATCGAGACCATGCCTTCTCGATGATTTTCTCGGTCACGAGCAAATTCGAGACATAAAAAACCCCAGTCGACTAAATGTCGGCCGGGGTCTGTTGGTCGCGCGGACGAAAAATGACGCTAAACCGGTGGGCGATTAAGCTACCCGAATGCTAAGTGCTGGAAGGTTATTGACGTACAGGGCCGTTAACGCGTTTGCCAAAAATGTCACAGCGGAAACAACAATTAATTTACCCATACACACACTCCCTTTAAGTCCAGGTTTTTGATCATTAGAAGAGATTTTTACTTGAATGCACCACAAAATCAGAATAACTATTCCAAAAAATGCGGCCCCTTTTAACGTCAACGTACCCACAGCACCGCTCACTCCCGTGAGGAGCAGCTGTTCACCGTCTCCCAATAATGCAGAAGCGGCAGGTGGCATTATGATATCTGACTAAATCAGAACACGTCAATTGGCTGCTGCTCATGACTTTCATGCTCAAAAAGGTCGCGTGCCTATCCAGGGTCCTTGGGCTTCTTCCCGATTGCGTTGTCGCTCACGCCTAGCGCTCAGCAATGGTTCTGATAGACAGCGACCCGGCCTGGTAGACGCGTTCGATTGCCTCCCAGGCGGGTTGCTTCGTCACATCGAATCCCTGCTCACTTCTTCATCGGCGACGTAATAGCCTTGGTCCGTAGCGATTGCATAAAGAGCGGACAAGGCCACCGTAACAACTCCATTGTCACGCTCGTTTGCCGAAATGGCTCGCATGCTGAAAATTGGATCAGCACCATCATCACTCACAACCTTGCCCTCACCCGATATTCGAACTGCCCACACCGGCAGGAATATGGCCTCCCCATCGCCTGCCGTTACAAGCTTCTCGAAGACATATCGAAGACCGATGTAACCGCCACTCAAATAAACAACCGATACCGCCCGAGCCTCGCCAAACGGGGTGCTTACACGAAGCGTGATCCCGTCGCCCCCTATCGCGGCAGATGTCCCCCACTGCTCTGTAGGGACCTCGCTATTGAGTAGTTCGTTGAGGCTTTTGCTCAAAGACGCTGCAAACGACTTCACCTGCCCCGCATGGAAAGCCGCATTCCTTGTCAAATCGAACTGAGTAGTCTGGATCGCTTCGAAACTCATACCAACCTCCTTTTGAATGAGGTTCGAGTATGCCCGGGCACCTAAGGCAGCGTCTCCCCACCAAGGTCTATGTAAGCGCCCGGGTAACCAAGATGTGCGTTCGTGGTGGGCAGCCAGAACTATGGGCTGTACTCATATGCGGCACACCTACCCTTCCCCGCCGTCCAGCAGCACATCAATCAGCTTTTGCTCACCCAGGCGCATAGCACCCAGGCATTGCAGGTCGTCGCACTTAGGGCCCAGCCCAAATACCGTGACCTCGCCCTTCGCGCCGATCAGGGTCAGGGCGCCTACAGTGCATTCCGGGTGAACACCAGCATCAAGGTCTTCGGCGATCTTTCGCAAGGTCTTGGCGGCGTCTCTCCATCCCTCGCGCTTGAAATCAATCAGCTTGGCGGTCATTTGCTCACCATGATGTGAGTCTGTACGTGGGCGTGCCCGTGGAGCTCGGCGACGATCAGCCCCTGAGGCATCCCGGCTGCCCGAGCAGCATCTACCGCCTTGGCGATCGCGCTATCCAAGTCGGTCAGGGCCTTGTTGATGTCCTGGCTCATCGGGACAGCGTGGCGAAGGCGGGTCACGTTGGTCATGCGCCCTCCAGCGGAACCACGGTGATATCTCCCCGCACAGAGCTGTAGTCGATGTGCATGCCGTCTGTGCAGCGCAGCGGCATGTCCGCAACCACAGCGATACCCGCCTTGGTGTCGCAGTAAGTCACGCAGTCAATACGCTTACCGTCAAGGAAGACTTCACGCTGCCCACGACCATCGTCGGCCCAATGAACGTGCTCGCCTGATTGATCAGCCATAACTTTCTCCAGTGTCGCGACACAATTTGCTGATACGCGAAACGTGTCGCGCCTTACCGCTTCTTCTCGCAGCCCATGCAGTGCTCACAATTCAGGTGTCGACAGATCCAGGCCTTGACCCGCTGCCAATACGTGACCATGAACAGGTGGCGGATGCCGGCCAGGGCCAGGGCGATGTGCAGCGTCAGCCCGGCAGTGGTCGGGCCAAATAGGAAACTGTCGTGCCGGGTGGTGACCACGTAGGCGCTGATGGCGATCGTCGAGTAGATCAGCTTCCCGAGGATGCCGTCCCTCACCTTCCCGCTTACCACGCACCAGAACGCCCACAAGGCAATCATGCCGCAGGCTATGGAGTTGATCAGTTCAAGATTCATGGTGGATTGCCTCCCCCGAACCGCTGACGGATAAGCGCCCAGAGGTCAGCGGCTTTGATAGCTCGGTTGATTGCTGCCAGAAGTGAGCCGCCGAACGTACCCAACAGAAAGCCGATGCCAGCAACGATGCTCGGCTCGGTGACCTTCAGGTAGGCGCTCACCATACCGGTCAAGTACAAGGAGCAGGCCACCCCCGTCACGAGAAAGATGCCCCAGGCGCGCCAGTCGATGAGGTCGTCCTTATGCCACCAACTGGCAACGATGGCCCCAATGAGGCCCGCGATAACCCACTCGATCTTGTCGAGCAGGCGGTGCAATAGATCCATGCGCTCGACTCCGACTGTGCATGATGGAAGAAAAGAGGCCTGCATCGGCCCGGGGCATTGCCCAAAAGAAATAACACAAAATTGCTGTATTAAAACAAAAATGTTGTAGAGTGGACTCATCCAAACAACGAGGCGAGGTGATGAAGTTCAGCGAGTTCAGACGATGGTTGAAGGCCCAAAGGGTGACCTTCGAAGCAGGCAAAGGAAGCCACTTCAAAATCACCGCCCCAAACGGCAACAAGACAACGTTCGCGGATCACGGCTCCAAGGAAATGCCAGAACCGACCCGCAAGGCGATCATTAAACAGCTGGGGCTCTAAGGCCCCCCTTCGCCATTCTGAATCCTGAACGATCACCCCAGGGAGAGACCATGTACGACTTTGCAATTCGATTTGAACAGGACGAAACCGGTGTGGCCGTCTTCTGCCGGGACTTGCCCGAACTGAACAGCTTTGGCGATGACATCGAGCACGCGATCCGTGAAGCAATGGACGCTCTAGATACAACCCTGTCGCTGTATGTCGATCAGCGCCGGGCTATTCCTTCCGCCTCCGAACCCCAGGAAGGTGAACATGTCGTTCAATTGCCAGCCGTGACCGTGGCGAAGATCGCGCTCTGGAACGCCATGGTGGAGCGGAATATGCGCAAGGCCGATCTGTGCCGGTTGCTGGATATTCATCAGGCCCAAGGCGATCGCCTGGTGGACTTCCTTCACACCTCCAAGATGGAGGCCCTGGAAAACGCCTTGGCAGCTCTCGGCAAACGCCTCCTTGTCTCGCCTGCGTCGTATACCAGGTACGAAGTCTTCTACATTCATTGCGGCGAGTTGAAGACGCTTAAAGCTAATTACAACGACAATACTGACGCGTGGTCCGTGCTCTTGGCTGGCCTTAAATTGAAACTGCCAAAGGACCTAGAGTCGCCATCGCCAGAACAGGTTTGCCGAAATAGCGGTATTTCTCACGCGCTGTTGAGAGCATCGTGAATCCCTGAATAGGTGCGCAGTCTTTCCCGCTGTCTGCCATAGACCATCACAGCGTCGACGCCCCAATGCCTCGATCTCGCTGTTCCTGTCTCGCGCCACTCTGGAAGTCAGGTGTGAACAGAGGGCATGGGCTGCCGGTGTTCTTCTGTAACGCGTGACACCCCGGCTATACCGCGTCCAGGCCCCGCCCGAAGGCCCACCCTGGCTATGGCTTAACGCCTACATCAAAACTGGTGCTGCCTGATGGAATCGAACCACATAGCACTCGGCGCAGGATTTACAGTCCCGTGTGCGTCCCAGCGCACATTCAGTCAGCGTAATTTGGCGGAAGGCGGAGGAGTCGAACCCCTACCGTTTCCAGTAGCCCCGGGTTCAAACCGGATTGCCCACCACTGGGCGCCACCCTCCAGAAAAGAAAAGCCCCGCTAAATGACGGGGCTTTGCACAGGCAAAACAGAAATTACTGTCGAAGGGAATCAAGCAAATCGTAGCCAGACCAAGTCAGTTGAACACTTGCCGCGTCAAGCATCGACGCTTCTTTCTTGATCAGAAAACCGCCTTTTACCAGGAGATCCAGATGATGGATCATCTCAACTGTCCACACACCGTGCCTTCCAGGAACGACACTTCGCAGGTGAGTGATATCCATTCCCTCCGCATCCGCATGTTCTTCTACGGACTGCAAAATTACCAAGGCCAAAACTTTGTCGCGCTTCATCTTGATGCTCCACATGGTTGAGCATTCGCTATATCCCAGTTCCGAGCATCTTGGAAAGTGGCATTGCTGAACCATCGCGCATAAAAAAGCCCGACTCACTGGCCGGGCTTTCTTTTGTCTGGTTGTCATCCTATGATGCACCAAACCGCAGGTTCGAAATCTACGCGGTCACTCGGCCACAGTCAAGCGGCAAGTTGATGCAATAGGCCAAGCTCCTCCAGCAGCACTTCAACGGACAGGTGAGCCGCGCTCACCTGGTCGTCGAGCCAGCGCTTGGTGATCGAGCGCCAGCGCCTCAGCGTCCTGTCGGGCGTGCCGTCAGCATCCCAGGTGTGCAACACGTAGAATGAGGCCGGCAACCCATTCCGCCGCTCCGGGACCATCCACGCCATGACGCATTTGGTCTTGAACAGCTGATGGGCCGGGCTGACAACCCTGTGCGTGAGGAAAGCAGCCGCGGCCCTCACCTCGTTCTGGCTGATCGAGTACTTGCCCACCAGGGCCTGCCACTGGATCTCCGGCAACGCTCGCTTGATCGCCGCCCGGGTCATCGAATCCTGGGTCAGCCTTTCCTCTGGTGATAGATCGTCGCTCACCAACTGGCCGGGGAGCTCGTCATCAAAGCTTGCCTTGTAATGGCGCTGCCATGCGGCCTTCTTGGTGCCGTCGTGGATCTCGATCGACATCACCCGGCTGATGCAGTGCGCAGCATCGCGGTAGATGGTCATCAGGCAGCCCTCCGGATTCGGCGGGGCGGCGGGTTGTCGTCCAGGCCCAGCAGGTTGCGCAGCAGCTTGTCGGCCGCCGGGCTCTTACTGTTATTCTCCAGCACCCAGCATTTGCAGTAGTCGCCAAACTCAATATCGGTCCGGAGCGAGTGCCAGCTGGCGACCATGTCCAAAAGGTCCGACAAAGCTGCAGGCCCGCCGATCTTCTCCTGAGCCAGGCTCGCACCGGCGATCTTCAAAAACTTGCGCTCATGCTCGAGCAGACTTTTGCGCGGCAGTGCCGCTCTGACGTTACTCATGGTTTGCTCTCCCCTTGATGCGTCCAGCGAAGGGGCGATTTGCTTCGACCTCCTCCTGCGTTGGCTCGCGGCCTGCAAAGTTGACGAACCGGGCGAACTGACCCTGCTGCTGGACCAAACAGGAGCCGACGGGCGCGTGCCTGCACTTGGGCATCAGCAGTTCAGTGACGCCGTTCTGGCCTTCTTCCGAATCCATGTCGCGATGGACCAGGATGATGCAATGGGCATCCGCTTCAATCTGGCCCGAGTCACGAAGGTCTGACGCGATCGGCTTTTTCCCGGGACGTTTGGTTGAGTCTCGGTTGAGCTGCGCCAGCAGAATGACTGGGACTTCGAGTTCTTTCGCGATGTTTACGATTCCAGTCGAAATCTTCCCGAGCTCCGAAGCGCGGTTAAAGGCCTTGCCGTCAGATCCAATCAACCCGATGTAGTCGATGACTACTACGTCCAGGCCGTGAGCCCTTTTGACCTGTCGAGCAATACTGCGAATCCGCGCCACCGTCAGACCCGATCGATCGCAGACGAATAGCGGTGCGTTATTGATTCGATTGACCGCTGAAGTCAGCCGTGGCCAGTCCTCATCCTTCAAACTGCCATCGTCTAGGCGTTTGAGATCCACTCCACCCAGCGAGGCAAGCGCGCGGTTACCCAATTCCTCCTCGGGCATCTCCAGCGAAAACACCATCCCTACCCCGGTGCCACTGCACGCAATGTGCTGGGCGATCTGTAGGCCCAGTGTGGTCTTACCGCTGCCAGGAAGGCCGGCAACGATCGTCACGGTCTTCTTGCGCAGCCCCCTGATCAATTTGTCCAGGTCGACCAGGCCGGTGGACAAGCCCGACTGCACTGCGCCGTTAAACTTTGCGTCGATGACGTCAATGTTTTTAGCGACTACCGCATCCATCCGCTTGTAATCGGGCTCACCGGTTTGCAGGTCGCGAAGATCCGCCATCGCCTGTTGCGCTTCGGCGATGATCTCAGCGACCGGTCGATTCACACAGGCTGATTCACGCACCGCATCAGCAGAGGCCACCAGGCGGCGCAAGACCGCCCGCTCAGTAACAACCTTGGCGTAGGCCTCCCAGTTGGCGGTACTGGGCGTGTTCGCTGCCAACTCCCCTGCGTAGGCCATGGTCCGCGTTTGGCTGGGCAGATAGGGCCGGAAGTCGCCCAGCGTCACAGGGTCGATTGGGCCGCCGCCTGCGTGGCAATCCACTATGGTCTGAAACAAGGCGGCATTTTCAGGATCATGGAAGTCCGCCGGCGTGACACGACCGGTGATGGGATCGATCAGGTCGCCATTCAGCATCAACGCGCCCAGCAGTGCCTGTTCGGCCTCATCGCTGTACAACTCGCGATAGTCGTTCATACGGCACCTCTCGCCGAGGCCCAACCGAACCCAACAGCCTGGCCTCCGCCCTCACGAAGTCGATCCAGCGCCCGATCTCCGATGTACCGCCCCAGGTCCGCTGCCGCCAGATTCGATACCACCACGGTAGGCAAAACGAGCTGGTATCGTCGATCAATTACCTCGTGGAGCACACCCAGTTCGTAGGCGGTCCCGGCCTGGGCCCCGACCTCATCGACGACCAGCAAATCGAAACTGGCAAGCTCGCTCAAAACATCCCTGTCGGTGTATTTAGCACCACGATCCATAGCACCCTTGAACACCCGGATTATCTCGGCTGCAGATACGATCACGGCCTGGGCCCGGTGTTCTCGAATCACAGCTTGGACTATCGCGCAGGCCAGATGAGTTTTCCCATTCCCCACATTTCCCGAGAGAATCAGCGAGCGGCCGACCTCGTAGTTCTCTTTGAACCGATGAACATAGTCCTCGCAAAGTTTGAGAGCTTTCGCCATGCCGGCCACGCCGCCGGAGGTTCTGTAATTGCCAAAGGTGCAGTTGCTGAACCGCGGCGTGATTCCTGAACCTACGAGCAGTTTGTTCAGCTCCTCTGCCTTTTTTCGATTGCGTGCCTGGATATGTTCCTTGCTCTCGGCTGCCGCGATGTTCAACGCCTCCCAGTGGCAATTCTTGCATCCACGCGCAAGCATGGAGCCATCGAACTGTTCGGTCTCTGAACTGCTGACTTGGCCATGCTTCGAGCATTCGATGTCGAAGAAGCGGACACGTGGCTGCGGGCAGAAATTAGAAGTTCGAGCCATGTGCTACCTCCGGGTATTCGAGGGTGTGGTTCGGCAGGCCGGTGTAGGCCGATTGCTTGGAGGGTATGGCTGGTTTCAACTCGTCCAGGTAACGTTTCTTATTCAGCCAGGTCGATGCCATCGGGACGTACTGCCCTTCATCTTTGGTCCAGTCTCGAGAGGCTCTGTGCTGTGCAAGAGCGATCATCAGGACATGGCGCAGATTTGCGTCAGGATTGAGCTTCTTCCACGCTGCTGCAGCTTCCTGCTTACCCTTTCCGTTCGGGTAGAGTTTCCAGAACTGTTCGAAACCCTCCAGAGGGTCCACCTTGCACGAAGGTTTTTCAGTCCTTGCTGCTTCACTCAGTCCTTGCTTACCTTCAATACTTACTAGTGTCGGATTTGCCGTATACGGCTGGGCCGTTTCCGGTGAGTCCGTATGCGGTTGAGCCGGAAGCGGTGATTCCGAAACCAAATAGTGGATCTCGCCAAGCACGCCGGCGCCGGAGCGATCTTGGCTGCGGTGTACATAACCGGCGCTGATCAGCTCGTGGAGAAGTCCATACACACCGTCCCGACCAGTCGGCTTTGATGACTTGGCCGTTTCCCCGCGTAGATGTGCCACGGAAATTTCCCAGTGATCAGGCTTGCCCAACAAGAAAACCAGCAACCCGCGGGCCGCCCAGCTAAGCCGGGCGTCCTCGCTGATTCCTTTGTTGAGTAGATAGAAATTCCCCTCAGGACGAGGGGCGCGGATGATACTCATAGCTCAAGCTCCCCGGTCACGCGACGGACGAAATCGTCGTAACCCTCAGCCATGATCAGGCCTTGGTTCTCAAGCGCTTCACGGTACGCTTTGGCGCTGCCATACAGCACCCAGCGCTCTCGCTCGGGAAGGGATCTGAACGACACATAGCTGGGCCATGGACCGGCTATCAACGATGCCGGCCCTTTTTCAGCAGATGATGGTTTCGGTTGTGTATTCATTGCAGGGTCTCCCCTGCGGGGAACTGTTCGACTTCAGGGCACAACACCAGAGCCTCTAGCCGCCGCTGCAGCACGGCTTGGCGGAGTGTGTCCGCATCCATCCCTGTGAGGCGGCGCACCAACACGCGGAGAGCCATGCAGGCGTGGGCCACTTCAAACTTGGCATCATGCAGGTTGTCGCAGGCCTCATCATCAAAGAGGATTTCCTGTGCCATATCCGCGCCGATCCAGGCCTTGTAGGCCAGTTGGTCGTTGCTGAACTGCTCCATGTGAGCTTCGTCAATCACCATGGGTTCGGTTGAATTGAGCTCGCTCATTTTGCCTCCCTCTTGCTGTCCGGCTTCGAGAGAAGTGCATTCAGGTCATCACCACGAGCCATCAAATCGGTACCGATGATTCGCAATCCGGCAGCGATTCCACCAATGGTGTATCCATTGAGAATTTTCTCTACCGATTCAGGGACCTCAGCAGACAGGTCCAGTAAGAGGCGACCAAGGGCATCTACGAAATAGCCCGCAGAGTGCATGGACTCTGCGTCATCAGCGATGCGGGTAGAAGATACACGTAGGGGGCTCATTGATCTGCGCTCCATACCGGCATCCAGATTGGTTTCGCCATGTCTTTGGCAGCTTGGCCGTACCAACCCACTGCCTCAAGAATGAACCGGCCCGGCCGCGCTTCGTATTTGGCCGATCTGACGATGGCGCGCATAATCGAGGCAGTCCTTTCAAACTCAGGTACTTCCTGACTGAAAAAACCTTTCGCGGAAAGGGACAGCTCTGCCTCCGGGACTTCAGGAAGCAGGAGTTCCAGAGCCAATTCTGCGTCAGCTCGCGCCATCTCATGAGTCATGAAGCGCTTGATACCGCGTTCACGATGGAAGCCTTGTACGCAGAAACCTATGCACCCGATATCGAAGCCAACCTCATCAATCGGATATGCTTGAGTCTGCAGCGTCCCAAAGACGCTCGCATTCGAACGGGCTTGTTCACTACGGATCGTGTGTGCCATGATTAATACCTCTACGAGATGTGTTGTCCTGGTTGCACAGGACGATTAAATGAGCCCGGTTCCCGCCGGGTTTGTTGCTTTCTGGGCCGGGCGATTTCCATCATCCACCCATTTGAAATAATGCAACTCCTGCCCTGACAGCCTGTTTCGAGCGAGCAAACCCATGGTCATGTATTTGCTCAAAAGGCCGAGTGTCAGCGCCGTTTAAGAATGTCTTCGACCAGTTCATGCCGCCTTCACCGACTCTTCCAGCACCAGTAAGCTCTGCCGCACATGGCCGATTTCTCGTTGAATCCCTGCTTTCTCGATCTGCGTTACTCGGCCATCTGCCATGGCGTCGTGAACAGCACGAGAGACATCGCCTGACTCGGCCGCCAAATGCACCAATGCTTGAACCAGGCTTACCCCATCAGGCTTAACCTGCGGCACCAGTGCATAGCCCAAGGCATTCGCCAGAAGCTGCAGCGGCTCGGGATTCTTGCTATGCACCAATATTTGTAAAAACTGCTCCAGGTTCAGCCGATGCGAATCGTCGTTCGGGTTACTGCGGTTGAGTAGCGCGGTGTGGCTCATTCCCATCAGGTGAGCCAACTGTTTTGGCCCGGCATCAAGCACTGCCTCATGAATCGCGCGATGTACTTGTTCCATTCGGGAAACCTCTTGGCGGTTGTCGTGGCGGTAATTCCTGGCAATGAGCGAAACTTTGCTCATCGGATCAGGCGACAGATTGCTCGGAGCTAGCGGATGAATTACGCAGGTACGCCCAATCGATATCCGGTCGAAGGTCTTCACAGACCACCACCCTCTTCGTCTCGCGCTCAAGCTTGATAGCAAGGGCGGGGTTGGCACGGCGAAAGCCGAGAGCGACCTGTCTGAGTTGGCCCACGCTGGTGTCGCAACGCTTAGCCAGGGAGTCCAGCGAAACGGCGTCCAGGGAGCGCATGTGTTCAATTAGCGTCATGGTTTTCCTCCTAAGAGGCTTCACATTACATATTGCTAAATTAAATAGCAATAGCATTTTATAATTTACTGTTTGCTAACGCAGGGACACTATTCGCCAATGGATATGAAAACTCTTCGGGTCGAAGCGCTGCGGCGTGTCATCGGCCAACTCAGTCAGAAAGAATTCGCCGACCAGCACGATCTGGACGCTTCCTATTTGTCCCAAATCCTCAATGGGCATCGGGGCCTGGGCGAGAAAGCAGCGCTCAATCTTGAGAAAAAGATCGGGTTGGCGCCTGGCGTTCTGGTCAACCCGGGCGGGTATGGTTCGAACGTCATTGAAGGTGAGTTCACTCGCCAGGAAAGCGTGCGCGACCAGTCACCCGTTTATCAGGCCATGCAAGAGAATGCTTCGCCCAAAGCGATCGCTGTTATCGAGAAGCTAGCCAGGGCCGCGGCGAAGGGAAGGCTCAAGGAGTCGGACTTGGTGCTGCTGGAGGGCATTGCCGGGTTGCTTGAGAAGGCCAACGCTGAAAAGCCTTGAGCCAGATGCAAAAAGCCCGGCACGAGGCCGGGCTTTGGGAATGGATACAGAACTATTTACATTTTGCAGCCATAAATTCGCCAGATTTCGACGAGCGGATCACATCTTTCTGCTCGTCAATGGCCGCACGAGCCGCCATGTGATAGATCTCTCGCCTTTCTTCCGCGGACCCGTGGCGGAAGAATTCAGACATTGTCGACGAACCATGAGGCTTCGTCGAAGCGCCTGCTGCCTTTTCGCCTTTCATGGGAATTCTCCGTTCAAAATACGTTCAAGCTCGTTGGGATCATAGGGCTGCTTGATGAACGCGTCAATTTCGTCAGCTGAAAGGTCAATGCCAATATCGCCGTTCTCGCCATCGTTGTCCTTGATGATCACATCCACCTGCAACGCATCCCGAAACTCACGCTTAAGCATGCAGACAGAGACCTTTGCTGCATAGAATTGTCTGACAAACTCAGGGCAAGGAATACTCCTTCCGTCTTTCCTTTCTCTCGCGAGAACGAACTCCCAGGCAAGCTCAGGACGCTGGTAGACGTAGATTACTTGGGCAGACCTGTTCTCTTTATCAAGGGCTCGCGAGATATTTCGGCGCGCCACGTCGAGATTCGCAAGAGTCCCATCCAGCAGGAACGATTGACGCTGCTGGTAAACCAGATCCAGGGTTCTCTCAACAATGGTCGTTACTCCACGCTGGAAGAGACTGGAGTTCCGACCCGTGTATTCAGGGAAATAGACTCTAAAATCGTCAGGATCGATTCGTAACGCATTCGATCCACCGACCTGCATCATCCCAATAAACGCCCTGGACACCTCAGTTTTTCCTGCGCCTGGCGACCCAGCCATGAATACAGAGACGGGGTACTCATCGCTCGGATAGGTCTCCAAACAGGCCAACTCCCGGGCTATACGGGTTCGGTTTTGCTTTGCAAATATCACAGCACGCTCAGAAATGGCTTGCTCTTCCTGGGTCATGGCTCATCCCTCTAATGGGCAGGACTTTAGCACCCCTATCCTGCGAAAGCCCGGCGCTGGGCCGGGCTCTCTTCATTTGCTAGGTCAGCAAGTCCTCTTCCCTGCTCTGCCACATCGCCTGAAGCTTGGTCAGCCCCTTGCCAGTGATCAGCGTCGAGCACGTTGGCACCGTACCGTCTATTGGATGCTCGAAGGTACCCAACTTCACATCGAGCAGGCCGGCCTCGATCTTCGCCTGGTAGGGCTCGTTGGTCCTAGTCACCCATCCCTTCTGGCGCATGAACTGCAGCAGTCTGGTGCGGCCAGTGCCGATGATCTTCGCGGCCTGGGCAGCGTTGTACCTCTTGTGGGATACCGTGACCATGTCGTGGAAGGCCACCTTCGGAGCGTCTTGCTCTACCTTCACTTCCAGTAGATGGTTCTCTTTGGTCAGTTCGGTGTTGTCCGCTTCCAGATGAACGACCTTGCGCACGTTGTCAGTGAGCAAAGCCAGAAGGACTTTCGGATCGTTGAGGCTGGATATGTCAAAGGGAGCCTTCGGTGCTGCCTGCTCGAGCTCAGCCAAACGCAAGATGACTCGATGGCGCAGAGGAATGCTGTAGCCAGTGAGCAATGTCTCGGTGAGTTCTTTGTTCAAATGGAATTCAGCGGTGTACCCCCGTGCGTCCTTGGCTTCGCGGACATGGCGCAGATCTGCGCCATCTTTTTGCAGCGCGGAAACCATGACGCGGATGTCTCGGATGACATCCTTGTGTTGTTTTCCGGTGAGATCAGCAATCTCCAAGCTGCTCATGGAAATAGCCCGCGACGCGTTTTCAGATCCGACACAACGTGCCGTGTTACCAGAAAGCTGTTCGGCTTGAATGAAGGAAGTATTCATCGCGCGCTCTCCAGACCTTCTTGGACAGAGTCGATTACAGCCTTCGCGGAAACCACTGCCCGGAGAAACGACCAAGCGTTGATACACGGAATATCGTCGCTCCCCATCGCCATGAACTCGAGCTGCCCCTTAAGCTCGCTCAGGATGCAGGAAGCCTCGCTAAGAGCGTCCTCTGCCGGCACGCCAGTACGAACAGCAAACAAATCTTGCCGATCGCTGTTGCAAGCAGTAAAGGAGCAACCTACGGTCACCGGCCCTTTGATAGCGCCAGCATTGAGTTTTTCGTTTACTTCGGTATGCTTATTCATGACGATTTCTTCCTCGAAGCTGATCTCGTTACCCGAAGCCCCGTCGCCTGCCAGCGCTGGGGTTTTTTTATGCCTGTTGCTTTTCATGCTCTGCTTCCTGCTCTAGCGACTTTCTTAGACGGAAGACAATCTCGCCGCTGAGGCTGCGCCCATTCTCTAAGGCCCTCTCCTCCAGCAGTTTCCGCATGCCTACTAACATCCGAACAGCTGTTGTCATCTTTGATTCGCTCATCACTTGCTTCCTTTGTGGTGTTTCTTTTGTGTAGTTTTGCTTCCTTTGTTTCACTTGTCAACACCGACGTGTCTTTTGTTGCTTTATCCAGTCGGTCGGAAGTACGCTTCGTAAACTGATATCGATGTACAAAGGCACTCATGAATCGCACGTTTGCAGAAAGACTTTCCTTGGCCCGAGCAAAAAAAGGCCTCACGCAGCGAGAGCTTGCGTCCATGGCGGGGGTCGCCTGGTCGCAAATCTCAAAGTACGAATCTGGTAAATCAAAGCCAAGACTCAAGCTATTACTGAAGCTCGCAGACGCCTTGGGCATGACTGTCGATGAGCTGCGTGGCGAGACTGCCAGCAGTCCTGATTACCGTTTGTATGAAGGCTTCTCGACAAGATTCCTAAAGGCCCGTGCGGAGGCGAATGTTCGCCTAGAGACACTCTCCAGCATCACTGGAATAGAGAAGGAGGTACTCGAAGAGTTTGAGCTGGGCACGCTGAATCCAAGCACCGACGATTTGATCCGTATTGCTGAAGCCCTAAGTGTCGATATCTCGGTTCTAGCAGGAACAAAAGACGAAGACGAAGTCGTCCACGTGCATGTGCAAACGGAAGGAGAGCCTGACGAAACCGCGGACCTCATAGCAATTACTCCGGATGTCTACAAGCGCTTGTTGGAGGGGGCTGAGCGGCTGGGGTTGACTCCGAACGAGGTCTTCAATGCTATGATCGCCGGCTTGATTGAGGCAGCAGACTCCCCATCTGACGAATCAAACCCCTACCGGGAAGTATTGGACACGTTAAAAAAGTACAAATAACACCCAGCAACTCCTGCCTTTATCCCATCTATACCAATACTCAGCAGCGCCTACGAACAATCTGATGTTTTCGCGCCTTCTGTTCGGCACAACCTTGAAGATCGTCGACGATGCCGAAAAGAATCCCCCCTTAGAGAGGGTTACAGTTCACCTGTACGAATCCCAGTAAAGCATCGCCGCCATTACAAGACTCACCCGCTCTCTCCGGACGAGATCGAGCGGAATACCGAACGGTCGCTCTCGATTGCTTTTTTTAAATCGATATTTGTCTGAATGCTGAAGAGCGGCACCGCTATGGCGGGTGAGAAATGTTTGCTGAAAAATCGGGACATCTGTGACCATCGTGCGCCTCTCGGAGTTTCTGTGGTTACGATGGTTTCCAATTATTCACACAAAACCAGCAATTGGAAGGGCCTCAAAAGGGCCATCTTTTTTCCGGACCCGATCCCTCGCTATCCATATCCGGAAGAAAATTGACCCGAATCGCTTCCGGGTCACTCAGCCAAATCACCTGAATCGGCCAAATCATTTGTTCCAGCCTGGGCTATGAGAGCTCCGCCAACGCTCGCACTCATTAGTGCATGTGCATTTTTCCTAACTGTCTTTCGTATAAACTCAGAGGTATCAACATCTAGTTTTTCTGGAAAAATCAGATCAGCAATCTGATGCATGGGAGGCTTTTCCCCAACAGCCTCAAACCATAAAGTCAAATCTATATATGCCAAGAGACGCTGATCAATCCACTTACTGATATCTCTAGCAGTAATTTTTTGCTTCTGATTGGAAATACCAAGTCTTTCTCTAACAGACTTAGCATACTCCACTGCAGTTTCAGCGATTAACTCATCAGGCGCTGCCAGATCAAGATAAACAGGAACTAAAGAACCCATCTGAAAAAACAACTTACCTCTAATATCGGCAGGCAAACCCCAAACAGGAAGATTAGTAACTAGGGCATACTGCTTTAGAAGCTCTTCACTTGCATTGCTAGGTGGGATAATAGAAAGCCCATTTTCATAGTCAAGAATCTCATCCAACGGTAAATCTGGGGCCAGCTGCAAATATGCCGATAAGAATTTTGCATAGCTGAAAGCATCCATATCTACTAGCGCCGCCTCTCTCCCGCCCTCCCCACTACCTTCCTCATCCAATTCAAGCAATGTTTTTTGAGCCAGATAGAAAGACGACATGAAATACATAGCCCAACTAGCATCATCCGCCCCTTCGTCTGCAAGTGTCGCCTTTACAAAATTTCGAGCAGAGACAGCTTCGCTCCAAGCAGCTACCGACTTATTGACAATTTTTGTGTAATTTTCAAGATTAAACCATCGAGGCGGAAATTCTGTTGAATAGTAATAAGGTTCTAACCGCTCATAAATTTCCAGCTCCGGCCACCTCTTAAATTTCTTCATGACACGCTTCTCACACTAACTTTCCAAATCGAATCCCAGCAGTCTATATAGCCCTTTAGCAAAATGTAATAGCTAGTCGCGCGTCCAAGAACGCAACCTGATTGGGATATCGCGCCAAGCGTTGAGGCCGGCGCTCGGGGTTGGTAGAGTCGAAGCCCTACCACCTGATTCATGGAAAGATGATGACCGCAATGCGCTGGGTATTTCTGCTGTTCGTTACTGGGCTGAGCCAGGTGGCGTGGGGATATGGAGAGATTGATCAGCTGGCGGGGTCGACCGTCTTGGCTTCTGGCGGGCTCGAGCGAGTCAACTGCCCTCCTTTCGGCGACTACGACTGCATGACCTGGCCTCAGGACTTGTACAAACTCAAGCTGCAAAATGTTTGCTTCACCGCCAGGATCATGATGTGTGGTCATTCCTGCGAGGGTTTCATCGCAGAGAAGGCCAGCATTAAGACGCTTTATGTGATTGCCAGTACCGGCCTGGACAGCTCGGCGATCAAGTTCTACAAATGCCCGAGCATGTACTGATATCCCCCAGTCAGAACGGGCGTATCGTTGATAACAACAGTCACTAGACCTGCCAAGGATGAAAAATGGGCCTGTTCACAAAATGGAAGCTAGCTCGATACCTTCGGATTCAGGAAGGAGAAATATCCTCTTTTACTGCTCAGCTCAGGCAAATGGACGCCGATGAAATTGGTATGGTCGTGGCGCTGGCCACCGATACTCGAAATCGATTGGAGGATGTAGGATTTCTCCTGGGTGATCCGATCGGAGCTTTTACAGTTGACCCTGAGACCCCTTCAGTCCTCAACGAGATGATCAGAACCCTCCAAGCCGAAGGACGCCTTCAAGAAGCGGCAGCAGTGATGGTTTGGCTACACACATCGCGAGTAGGCACTCGTTTAGAGCTAAGGCCCTTAGCCAGAGAGATGTGGCGTCAGCTTGAGCGAGGCTTTCCACACGCCGAAGAGGCATCAATGACACTCATGAGGATATTTTTTCGGCCAATCCGACTTGATGGGTACGATAAATTCCCGAAGGGACTTTCCCCGGATCCTCTTTAAATTCGAAAACGTTGTTATTGACCTATCAAACCACCGGCCTTTTCGGTTGGCGTGATTCTAGTTTGTGGGCTATTGGTTGATGGCCTGGATGGGAGAGGATCAAGGAGAGCCAGATGAGAGTCGATTACAGCAAGGGTCGTTATACGGCTTATGGCAAAGGTCCAGACGGACCCCGCGTGGGCTGGATAGATGACGATGGGATTGTCAGATCAGATAATGGCACCTGGGAGTTCAGGATAGATGAGAATGAGGTGTACTCACCATCCGGGGCTCTCGCTGGGTTTATTGTGGATGGGGTTGCCAGCGCCCCGAACGGCCAGTTCCTTTTTCGACTTGAGGAGGGCTGAGCCGCGACAGTCGGGCGCCGCGCTTTCCGTTACCGAGGCAGACAATTTGGTAGGGAATGGATCATTTAAGGCTAATTTGAATTTACCCCAAACGGGGTTGAGGTTTTTTGAATGAACTTCACTCAAGATGCAGACGAGTTTGTTAGCTATCTCGGACGTGCAGGCAGAGATATTAAGCATGCACGAGATAACTTCCTAGCGCTCATAGATCATTGGAAATTACTTTCGGAAAAAAGATTCGGCGGATTGGCAAGCGTGGAACTCCTGCCCGATCAAAAAGGTTTCAGCGGCACGGTTTTAGGCAAAGCATTCACCATCCAGATCACTCCTATTTCTGAAAACTCCATTGGCATGATTGAGGGAATCGTTGCGGTGCAAGCGCTTGATGGTAGTCAATCAGAGATTGGTAGATTCCGATTCAATCGAGACGGCAACCTTGTCACTAATGACTCGCCTGAAGCTGGAAGTAGCTACGATCAAATGGTCAGCATAAAAATATTTATGGGTGTACTCCGGTCCGTTTTAGAAGCGCGTACACCTCTGGCAACTTAACCAGGCCCTGCATCCTCAGCGATTAATCGGAGCCCCTCTCGCCGATAGGCCTACTCCAATTCCGCGATCCGCTTTCGGGCATCATGTCCATTTCGGCAGCTTGAGCAACGACATGGTGCCGCCCATGCCAAGGCCATGCAGATGGTGAATGATCAAGTGTGACCGCGCCGCCCTTCTCTCTGCGCCTCCTCCGACACTATGTTACTCGCTAGGAAACGTGTTCCCTGTACCGGTTGCTAATGGTGATTTGAATACCAGAAATGATACGTTCGGTTTCCCGCCTGCCTGCTGAGACCAGAGCATGTCCGCATCTGAGAAACGGTATCCCCGCGAATCATTTACCAAGAAGCTGATCCGAATGTGCCAGAGGCTTGATGAGTGCTTTGTCCGCACCATCACGTGCAAAGATATCTATGGCGAGTTCACCGGCGAGATCACAATCACATCGATGTGGGTCGTGGGGTCCTACGCCCGGGGTGCGATGACCTGTGGCGATCTGGACTTGGTGATTGGAGCGCAAACCAAAGGAGCCCTGCCCTCAACAAGGGTTTGGGCCAGGTCCTTCTTCGGCACTCCGTCACTCGTACGCTACTACCCAGGTGATCCAACCGAGAACGCCTCAGGCATACCGTTCCCCGAGGCAGTCCTTATCTGGTCCGGCGTCGGATGCGATTGGAAAGCAGCGATCGCGTCAATCGAACCGGATCCCAACGCCGGCCGTGCGGCACGTGAAACGGATGCCATCCCGCTCCGGGACGAACAGCTGCGGACCTACAATGATGAGTATCACGCCGCGGTAGATATGCAGCGCGATGGTCTCTGGGAATGGGAGTTCATAGACATCGGGAAAGAAATGCTCGCCCCTCTCCCGATTGAAGACAACGCTGAGGACGTGGCGTATTTCAAGCGATGCAAGCCGATGATGGGACGTAAATCACAGGAGCTGGTCCCGGCGATTATCAAGCTGATGAGAGAACAGGAGCCGTTCGGTTCGTGGTCCTCTGCGGACAGCCATCGAGCAAAATTCAAATACGGCAGCTCCGAAGTACACCTGGGCCGTCCCGCGATCCCGATAAGGTTCTTTGACGATAAGCCCTGGGTACGCCAACTGCTCCTGATACCTCACATCAGCGCCAGGGGACCTAATGGCGCCTGGGTTATCCGTCGCGGACCAGAGCACCCGGACCGCAAAGCCCTTGAAGGCAAACACGCTTACTACCTGATGACTTCGGGACAGCCCGATACCATCACCTACTTTGGTCGCTCTATCTATTGGCCTCTAACCGGCATTGAGCTGCTTGGGTCCCGCGATGAGGCTCAAGAGCTAGCAGCTGAGTTTACCGATGAGGATGACTTCGAAGCCCCAGAGATAGGTCGAGCTGAAGGAGTCGATTTATTCTCTCTGTTGGGGTTGGTGGACATCGTGGAGGTGAGGGGTTATCAGCTAGCTTTGACATACTCTGGATCTTCTTATCTGGAAACAGACATCACCACCCTGGATGAACTGATCGCCCTCCTCCCATCATCCTGCACTCAGCTATTCGAGGATGAAAGAGACGTAAATCGCGATACGAAAAACTCGGCCAATGTCGAGGTCGATGCATGATGGCGCCCAGCTACGCCCGGGGCGTTCAGAGACTGGACTGAGCAATGAAAAAAATCATCGCAGCAGCGGCGGTAGTTCTCTTCACGATGAGCTTGGAGGGCGTCGCAAACGACAGCATCTTCCAAGAGCACTGGAAATTCATGCCTGGCTACCGGTACGACTACGTAGGGTGCAGGGTGGCCTGGAGTGAACGGCAGATGGTGTTCGTTGTAAGTGGCGATCAATGTGACCAAATCAGCACACAAAAAATGACGGCGGATGCCATCAAGTCGATTGAATACGTCAAAAATAACAGCAGCGCCCCAGACTTTCTGGAGTACTACGCCTTGGTACATCGGGCCGAAAGCCAATACACCCAGCAAGACGCCAACGAAGACGCTCAGAAAATCTGGCAGTCAGGCTGCTCAGACTTCAAGAATGGGATGAACGCCGGCGACTTCCGGGGATGGCTGAGGCTCGGGGATGCCACCAAAGCGCACCCGAGAATCAAGAGCATTGCTGTAACGAGGCTGTACATGGACGGGTGGGACATAGCGCGAGGGCTGGGCGGCGTCATCAATTGCCAGGAAATGGCACCGTACCGTGCTGCTGACTATGTGTCCGGCGTGGACATACGAGAGACTGGGTAAGGCATAAGCAAAAAGCCCGGCACTGGGCCGGGCTTCCTGTTTGGTCATGATATTTAAACAATCGCCATACCTTCTGGAGTAGGTCCGAAATTCAGTCCAGGGCATTCAATTTTTTCACCATCGGCAATGATGGTTATTTCAAGTTTCCCGGGCTCCTGTAGATGGAGAGGAGAAAGCGTCACTGCTGCCTGCGCCATAAATCCTTTCGGATCTTCAACTGCGCCTTGGTTCTGATTGGCTTTCGCTACCTGATCTTCATCAAGGTCAATGTCAAAAAGAACCGTATCACCAATATTCCCTTTGAATTTCAATGAAGTGAAAGGCCTATCTGTCGGCGTGCTGGCGGTAATTACAGCGCAAAGCTTGGGAAGGACTGCCGGGAAGGCAGAAAGGTACATTTGCGTGCCTAGAATGCCCATATATGAGCTTTTGTTGTTAACCTCGTAACGGATATCGTCACAGAAAATCGTATAGGCAAAGCGACTCATTTTTCAGCCTTCGTCTGATAAATTTTTTCCTGACGATCCATCATTTCGTCGAGAACATCTGCCGATATGCCTAACACTTCACGGAGTCTTTTGCATGTCGAGCGCTGAGGATCCACATTACCTTTCTCGATTCTTGCGACCTGTGCCTGCGTCGTTCCCAGCTTCTCAGCGAGTTGTGTTTGGCTTAAGTTCATTTTGAGGCGAAGTGTGCGAATCGTGTCGCCCTCTTCGGCTAGGACCTTTTCAGCCATCCAATGCCTAGCCTCGGCTAGGCCGACACGATGTTGCTCGTTAGATTCAAGGCGCGACATCAGTGCGGCGAAAGCCTGATTTTTTTGCGCTAGCGGAACCGGAAGAATTGCCGTCTCTATTTTTACGACCACATTCCTGCTAGCGGTACCGATTACTTTCTCACCAGCCGTCGGCCTCAAGCTTCTTATAGGAAGCGAGGACGCGCTGTGTGACAGGGTGGCCTGTGTCATAGTCAAATGCTCGCTCTACGATTGCCAGTATGAAATATAAGTCTTTGGACGGTATGTAGGCGTAGATAAGCCGATATTCATAGCCGATGCGCGAAAGCTCAAAATCCCGCAATCTCCAAATATTGAATCCTTTCCTATACAGAGCGACGAATTTCGAAACGCTTATAGGGGCATCATCTTCAGGGGACCAAGGCGTACCGCCGTAATTATCCCAGCTCAGCCTCTTCAGAAGCTCCTGGCTTCCCTGAAGCTCCTGGATCAGGATCGCGAGACGGTACCCTGCTGGAGGATTCTCGTTGAGTATCCTCTCAAGGTCGCCCGTTGCGTCGTCGCCCACGATGAGTTCGTACAATATATCGCCCTAGGTATATTTTGGCAAGAAAACCATTGGTCTCAAGGCTTCACTAGGTCCCGCTAGATCAGACTAGGTTTCACCCCACACCAGTAATACCCGCGCCTGGATGTAGGTCCCTTCTGCGAGGATCGTCCGTGCCGGATGAAGAGCGTTGTCCGAGCTCATACTGAGTTGGCCGTCGCCTAGCCACTTGAGCAATGCTGCAGCCTCTTTCTGGTCCCGATGCAGTTGTTGATCAATTGGGTCAGTGGCAGTGGCGTGTTCCAGCTTTCTTGTCGTTATGACAGCCCTGGCTATCCGTACGGCCACCGTGAGCGATTGCAGATACAGAAGCGGCTGCGAGAACTGCGGCCAGTACAAGGGTGATGATTTTCATAGTCCACTTCCTGTGATGGCTTCCTTTGACGGATGCGTAGAATTTAGCACCATTAATTCGCCACTACGAGCCTGAAGGTAGCCCCTGCCTTCTTACGAAGATTAGCAAACTCACCATTTAGCAAAATGCATTGCTTTATCATTTAGCTTTTGCTAATTTTAATTCCACTCCCTCACCGTCCAGGTGACCGAGACACCTATCTATCTTTTCGCAAACGCCTATAACGCGGCCGGGATTCGTTCGGCCTGGAGAAAGTGATGCCCCCTAAACGCTTATCAGCGATGCGCCTGTTTGAGGTGCTGATGTTCATGTTCGTCTACGTCGCGCTCACGGTTGCCTGGTTTGGCTTTGCCGCGCCGGAAATGCTCAGCAGCAGCTCAACCGGAGCAGTTCTGACCGGCTTCGCAGGCTCGATCCTGTGGCATATCTGCACAGCCTGTATCGCCATCCACATCCTCAACAAATGGAACTCAGGCAAAACCACGGAGAAGCAACCATGAAGCGGTACGACTCCCGCACTGCCGATAAATTCGTGGTGCGCCTACCAGACGACATGCGAGCCGATGTCGAGGCCCTAGCTGTCTTCGAAGACCGCAGCATGAACAGCGTGATTGTCCAGGCGATCCGAAACCACCTCGACTGCAATCGACGCCAAGGGCTGATGCTGGATGCCCTGGCCGATGCACTTGAGCGGGCCGTTCCAGGACAGGAAAGGAACAACCTCGACACGGATCCGCGCGACCTACATATCAAGGCCAACCCTGTTGACTCCTTCGTCGAAGAAACAGAGGCGCAGCCATGACAGCCACAACGACCAGCACCAGCCGGATTGCTCTTCAGGGCGAGTTCAACCAGCTCGGCTCCCGCCTGGTTCGCTTCGGCCAGGCCATGCAGGAGCCCAGCACAACGGTCAGCGAGCTGATGCTGCTGGCCCAGGCATGTGGGATCAACCTCAAGCTGCGCATGGTGGCTGAATCGGAGGGACGATCAGATGGCTAAAACAGTCCTGCGCGTCCGCTTGGGCGCCACATCGTTTTATCTGAACACTGAATCCTCTTCCCCGGGTACCGGACACAGAAACCGGTACCGCCTGTTCAAGACCGATAACTACGGGCGGGCCAAACTGGGGTGGATTCAGGTCGGCTCGATGGCCGGCCAGGAACTGGTCGCACTCAATACCGATCAGGCCCGATTCGAGGCATGCGAGAAATTGTTCTTGAGCAAGAAGCCTCATCAGTACGGGCAGTACGGCGATATACGTGGTCAGCCGGGCAAATGGGAAGGTGAAGCGTTCCCGCTTCGCGTGATGAATAGGCCGTGACGCGACACAAATCACGAATACCGAAAACGTGTTGCAAGACAAACATGAAGATAGAGCCGAGCACGGCCCGGAGCATCATCATGGCGAAAGTCATTGCCCAAATTACGGTAAAGCTCCCGCGCCTCATGGAGGTGAGCGAGTACAGGAAATTGCGGTACGCCGGCGGCAAGCCAAGCGTGCAGCAGTTGAAGAAATGGATCGAGGAAGGCGAAGTGATCGGGGAGGTAAAAGGCGGGATGTATTTTGTGGACCTGCAGGCGGCCGTCATGGGGTCGAATGACCCGCTTCTGGCCAAGATGATGGAGGTAGGTTGATGGCTCCCCCTCGCGCCAGGACGCTAAAAAACCGGGCTTTACCGGCGAATCTGTACCCGAACGGGAAATATTGGCAGTACAAAAACCCGATCACCGGGAAGAAGACCAGCATCAACAAGCCCATGGCCGAAGCCATCAAGCTTGCCAACGCCGCCAATGCCAAACTGCTCCCGCTCTTGGCTGATGATGGGTCACTGCTCGCGATGATCACCGGGGACGCCGCGCCGAAGTTCACCGGCTGCCTGGATCGCTTTGAAAAGGAATGGCTGGGAACCCGGAACTACGCAGAGCGCACGCTGAAGGAAATCAGGTTCAAGTTGGCCCGGTACCGTGAGGACCTGGGCGATTTGATGATGGGGCAACTGGACGTGCTGACGGTGGCCGAATACCTGGACGGCTTCGAGAACAACGCCTACACCAAGCACCGCGGGCTGCTCGTCCAGATATTTGCCTTCGCCGTGGCCAAGGGCCTGTGCGAGCGCAACTCGGCCGAGCTGACCCTAGTCAAGAAGGAAGCCGAGAAGAAGCGACAGCGCCACACCGCCGAGGGATTGAACACGATACTGAACTACGTGGGCACGCCGATCTGGCTGAAGCGCGCCATCCGGCTTGGGCTGCTGAGTCTTCAACGGCGGGAGGATATCGTAATGTGGCCGAAGTCGGCCGTTGACCTCGAGCAGAACACCATCAAGGTGTCGCCTGGCAAGACGCAGAATTATGGGAAGCCTGTGCACCTGGAGATTGCGATGGGCCCAGCATTGCGCGAGGTCGTTGCCGAATGCATGCGATCGCCCGTGGTGTGCCCGTACCTGATCCACTATTCGCCGAAGGCTCGCAAGCGGTCGCAACTCGACGCCAAGCTGCACTGGAATGCCGTGACGCCTGACTACCTGACCAAGTCATTTGCCCAGGCGCGGGACGATTCCGAGGCCTACAAGGACATGCCGGCCGGCGAGCGCCCCACCTTTCATGAGATCCGGGCACTGGGTGCGTGGCTGTATGAACAGCAGGGCTTCCCGCAGGAATACATCCAAGGGCTTATGGGTCACGCAGACGTCAAAATGACTGAACACTACCAGGCGGGCCATGGCGATGACGCCGTGGTGTACATGAAGGTGAGCGCCGACCTGAAGGTGTAAGCGGTGGTCGTTTGCCCAAAATATTCCCAAAGTTTGCCCAAACGCCAGACAACAAAAAAGGGCCCACCTTTCGGTGAGCCCTTCTAGACCGCCCAGCAGAGCGGATTTTGTTTGGTAGGCGCGATTGGACTCGAACCAACGACCCCCACCATGTCAAGGTGGTGCTCTAACCAACTGAGCTACGTGCCTGCTGTGAGGCGGCATTCTACGGAATTCCGGAGGGGTGTCAATACCTTTTTTTCACCTAACCCTATGAATATGCAAAATATTTAATTTCACCGATGCGACGAAGATTTGGCGGTGGCTGGCGGCCGATTTTTAACTCGGGTAGGATCGGCGCATTCGTAAAAAATATAAAACAGAGGTTGCAGAATGGCGAACACATCCTATCCAGCGTCCTATTACGCCGCGTCAGCCAACCCGGTTCCTCCGCGCCCTGCCCTGCAGGATGACGTTGAGACGGATGTTTGCGTGATCGGCGCTGGTTACACCGGTCTGTCTTCTGCGCTGTTTTTGCTGGAGAACGGTTTCAAGGTGACTGTGCTTGAAGCAGCGAAGGTCGGCTTTGGCGCTTCGGGCCGCAACGGTGGGCAGATCGTTAACAGTTATAGCCGCGACATTGATGTGATCGAGCGTAGCGTCGGGCCTCAGCAGGCGCAGTTGCTGGGCAATATGGCGTTCGAGGGTGGGCGGATCATTCGCGAGCGGGTGGCGAAGTATCAGATTCAGTGCGATTTGAAGGACGGCGGTGTATTCGCCGCCCTCACCGCTAAACAAATGGGCCACCTGGAGTCGCAGAAGCGTTTATGGGAGCGTTTCGGGCATACCCAGCTGGAGTTGCTGGATCAGCGGCGTATTCGCGAGGTAGTGGCTTGCAAAGAGTATGTGGGCGGGATGCTGGATATGAGTGGTGGACATATTCATCCGCTCAACCTGGCCTTGGGTGAAGCGGCGGCGGTGGAGTCGCTGGGCGGGGTGATTTATGAACAGTCGCCAGCGGTGCGCATCGAGCGTGGCGCCAGTCCGGTTGTGCATACACCGCAGGGCAAGGTCAGGGCCAAGTTCATTATTGTGGCCGGCAATGCTTATCTGGGCAATCTGGTGCCGGAGCTGGCGGCCAAGTCCATGCCTTGCGGTACCCAGGTGATCGCCACCGAGCCGTTGGGTGATGAGCTGGCTCACAGCCTGTTGCCTCAGGATTATTGCGTTGAAGACTGCAACTACTTGCTCGATTACTACCGACTGACGGGGGACAAGCGTCTGATCTTCGGCGGCGGCGTGGTGTATGGCGCGCGGGATCCGGCGAATATTGAAGCGATCATTCGTCCGAAGATGCTCAAGGCATTCCCTCAACTCAAGGATGTGAAGATCGATTACGCCTGGACCGGAAATTTCCTGCTGACGCTGTCGCGTCTTCCTCAGGTCGGGCGCCTGGGGGATAACATTTATTATTCCCAGGGCTGCAGCGGTCATGGTGTGACGTATACGCACCTGGCGGGCAAGGTCCTGGCTGAGGCGCTGCGTGGGCAGGCAGAGCGTTTTGATGCGTTTGCCGACCTGCCCCACTACCCCTTCCCCGGCGGGCAACTGTTGCGTACGCCGTTCGCGGCGATGGGGGCTTGGTATTACGGGTTGCGGGATAAATTGGGGTTCTGAAGCGCCCAGCAACAAGGGCTGCTTCGCAGCCCAACGGGGCGGTGCGACGTTTCGCTAAATCCCCTCGCCACAGCAACCCCCTCGCCACAGGCTTGTTCCAATCTTTCAAATCCCGAAAACAAAAAACCCCGGTCTTTCGACCAGGGTTTTTGCTATCGACTAGAAGTAGCTTTTCAGCTTTCTTCTTAGCTTCAAGGCGTTCAGTGGGCCTCGAAGCAGATATGGCGCAGCGGACGGGACTCGAACCCGCGACCCCCGGCGTGACAGGCCGGTATTCTAACCGACTGAACTACCGCTGCGTATCGCTATGGACTTGCGTCCAGTTAACTCGTCTGATCCAACCCCTTGGGCTCGGATCTCGAACCAGGCGAACCTGCTTCGGAAAATATGGCGCAGCGGACGGGACTCGAACCCGCGACCCCCGGCGTGACAGGCCGGTATTCTAACCGACTGAACTACCGCTGCGCGTCGGTGGAGGCTTTTGACAGCTTCCGTCTCGCTTTCGCAAGACTCTCGTAAAACATGGTGGGTGATGACGGGATCGAACCGCCGACATTCTGCTTGTAAGGCAGACGCTCTCCCAGCTGAGCTAATCACCCTTTGCTTCGTTGAGGCCGCGAAATTTACGCAGGTACCGAAGCTAAGTCAATAGCAGGGTTGAAGTTTTTTCAAAACAGTTTCAAACGGCACCCGCAACCGCCCTCACTTATAAATCATTTTCTTGGTCATGCCGCCGTCCACCACGAACTCCTGCCCCGTGACAAAACCGGCATTGCGCGACAACAGCCACGCCACCATCGCCGCCACGTCCTCTACCGTGCCTACCCTGCCCGCTGGATGCTGGGCGTGGTCGGCATCAGTCAACGGCTGTGCGCGACGCTGGGAGGGGTCCCGCGCGTCGATCCAACCGGGGCTGACGGCGTTGACCCGGATCTCCGGCCCCAGGCTGATCGCCAGGGCATGGGTCAGGGCCAGCAAGCCGCCCTTGCTCGCGGCATAGGCCTCGGTGTCGGGTTCCGATTGCGCGGCGCGGGTCGAGGCCAGGTTGACGATGGCGCCGTTGTGGGCGCGCAGGTACGGCGCGCAGTGCTTGGCCAGCAGCATCGGCCCACCCAGGTTCACCGCCAGGACCCGATTCCAATAAGCCAGGTCCAGGCTTTCCAGGGTGATGTTGTGCGGGTCGGCGATGGCCGCGTTGCACACCAGCGCGTCGAGCCGCCCAAACTGCCCGAGCACCTCGGCGATACCGGTGGCGACCTGCGCCTCGTCCGCCACGTCCATGGCGATGAACCAGGCATTGTCGCCCAGGGTCTTCGCCACCTTGGAACCGCGTTCGCGATCCAGGTCGGTCAGCACCACCTGCCAGCCTTCACAGATCAGCCAGGCGGCGATGCCCAGGCCGATACCCCGCGCGGCGCCCGTAACCAGTGCAACCCGGCCATGAGTGCCGCTCGGCGGCGTAGCCAGCTCGATCAC